CTAGCGGGGCGGATAGGTCAATACCGCCAACGCCAGTTGCAGATCACTGTAGCGCGCAAGCTCGGCGCGCTGGCGCAAGGTGTCCAGCACCGATTGCAGCATCGCACCGCGGATCGCGCCGTTGCTAGCGATGAAAGCGGCCGCATCGTCATGCGCCAGCTTGAGCTTCCGGTCGTAGCTGCTGATTTCCTTGGATACGTCTCCAGAGAGTTCTGTACCTTCTCTTGGGTCGCTGGTGCCGATGGTCGTTGTCGCCAGCAATATCGAACTGTAGAAACTGCTGGCAATAACGGGGTGGTCCTGCCTATCCCGCGTTAGGTCAATCCCGGCGTGGACAGGCAGGCATACCAGTAGTTTGACCAGCAGCAAGAGCTTGGATGACATGAAAAGCCCCGATTGAATGCCATCCTTTCGTTGCCATCTTTGGCCAGGCATAGTGATATCGCAGCTTTCCGCCCTAGCGCTTGCTGCCGCCATCACTGCATCTCACTACGCGCCAATAGTCCGGTAGCAAAGGAGCTCAGTTCCAGCCTGGGTTCAGGAGTGTCGGCTTGATATTTCCTCCAGGCGCGCTCCAGTTGCACGCCGTAGATTGCTCCTTCTGAGGCTACAAATGCTGCCGCGTCCTCGCGGGCATAGGCATAGCTGTTGTGCCCGAAATGATCGCTTGTGTGGCCGGTTGCTGAAGTGCCCATTACAGTGAGAATGACGGTGCCACGGGCAAGCTCCTCCAATCCGTCCGAGACCTCGGCGGCGACGCATATCTGACAGGAAAATACGATGTGGAAGAGCCAGATGCGGCCCCGACGTTTTTTCGTTTCCATAACTTGAACATCCTCTGTTCGTCATCGGCTATACACCGCTTGTCCATTACCAGACGGCCAAGCCGGGGGCAGGGTCTTGGGCTGACGTAGCGTTTTTCAATACCATCACTTCGGCCGGCCTGCGCGCCATCATTCATCTGCTTTTGAGAACTTGTCCCGTCGAAAAAAAAGGTCAACCCCGAGGATGCCAAGGCAAATCCCCAAGATGTCAAGACCAAAGCCTGCCAACTTGACCGAGGAGAAGCGAAGAATAAGCACCCAAGCCGCAACAAACACAGCGATTCCAAGCCACTTCCGGACCTCCCTGTTGCGCACTAGGTGACCGACCGCAACAATGACTACAGTCCAGATGGCGAACTGGATGACATCATTCATGCAGGTTCTCCAGCACTCTGGACGATCTCCGACTTGACAGAATGCTGGGGCCCGATCCCGCCGGACACCTCCCCTTCAACGCTGATAATGACGTCTCCAGCGTGGTAGGTCGGCAAGGCCTGCTGAGTAGCCCAACGAACTGCGAGGCCGCTGCCAACCCCAACAAAAGTGTTGATGCGTTTACCGGCTACACCCGCAAGCATACCGACCATGCCAGCAACGGTGACACGCTGCTGGTTCAGAGAGTCAGCCTGAGCTCGGGTCAGGGGCAGCGAGACAAAAACCCTCAGTATGCAAGGTCGGTCCTTTGCCTGCATCCGGTCGAAAACCTCAACCGCAAGATCAGCAGTCGCGTGACTGGCTTTCACTGACGGACAGTACTTCATGTGAAGCAGCCGGCTGCGCTCCGCCCATGCGAGGCGAATGATCGCCAAGCTGAAGTTGATGCCGTGCTGGCTGTGAATATGCGTCCGTTCGATATCCATGGCGTTCCTTCCGTGCTTCGAGCGCGCAGTTTCGGTAGCCAACAACACCGCAACCACTAGCAAAACAGCTAGCTCTCAACATCCACGCCCAGACGGAGTTAGACTCAGCGCTCCGCCTCATAGGCAGCAACGCCCGTCCCTATGGCACGCCACTCATTCTGCGGCATGCGCGCGTCGCAGATGAATACCTCGACTTCGCCGCTTTCCTTCGGCTCCGCCGGCCGGATCGCTGCATGCCGGAGAATCGTCTGCATGTCTGGGACGTAGCTGCTCTCCGAGCCGTGGAATGACCAGATGCCAAACTTCCCTGCTCCACCCACCTGGTGGTCGAGTTTCACCGACCAGCCCTTGAATCGAATGACCAGCATCGCCCTGCTCCGTAGGAAAAGGCTGTAGTCTACTCCTAATTCTGACAGGCCCTGTTGGCAGCCAGCAGTTGGGCTTCATACCCGATCCGCTGCCGCCGCTCGGCCAGCAGCGCGCGGACCTTGGTCTGTAGGTCGTCGCTCTTCTTCAGCCCAGCCGCTGCCCAGGCCGGCACCTCGACCGCGGGCGCTCGGCACGGCACCGCCACCGGAACTTCTACGCGCACCGTGCGCGGCTCGGCTTCCTGCCGGCCGGCGCATCCCACCAGCGCGACAATCATCAGCATCAGCACCACCCTCATAGACCCAGCTCCTGATCGATGACCGCCTCGGCGGCCGCACACTGCTCACCGGCGGTTCGCTGACTCAGCAGGCGTTGGGCTCCGGCATACTGCTCCGCGGCCTGCTGCCGCCCCCGCTCCACAGCCTGCGCGGCATCCCGGGCGCGCTGCTCGCCGGCCATGCGCAGCGCGGCAACCTGCCGGACCTGCTCTGCCACTGCGGACTCCAACTCTCCCCGGGAGGCACGGCAGGCAGCCAGATCCGCGCTCGCGGCATCCAACTGCGGCCGGTAGTGTCGCGCGCCGAGCCAGACACCGCCGGCGGTGCCAAGGCCGACCAGCACCAGGCAGGCCAGCGCGACCGATAAAGCGCGGGCGGAGATCACGACAGCACCCTCTTCGCCCGCTCCCACAGCGCCAGGCGCTCCGCCTGGCCGTTGAGCCCGCCGTTGATGCGCCGAGTGATGGCGGCGAACTCGCCCCGGTCGGCCAGTTCGTTCAGGCCGTGCGTCGACCACCACCAGGCCGCCGAGATCGCCGCCCACTCCGGTTGCTCGAGTAGTTCGGGTTCCTGCTCCAGCGGCTGGCCCAGCCCGGTGCCGGCGGCGCGGTAGTTCGACCGGCCGGTGATCTGCAGCAGGCCGCGCCCGCGATACCGCCAGCCGTCGCCGGAGGCCTCGTCGCCATTGCCGTTGCGCGAGGCGTAGGCGTTGTTGGCGATGGCTCGGGGGTTGCGCGCCAGGCGCTGCGCCAGGGCGTTGGGCTGGCCGTCGGCGCCGAGGTATCGGCTCGGCCAGGTCGCAGCCAAGCCTTGGGCGCTGTAATTGAGGTTCTCCACCAGCCGGGTCAACTGGCCGCTTTCGTGGCCAACTTGGGCGAGGAACGCCGCCGCGCGCACAGGCGACGTGATACCGAAGCGCGTCATCCCGCGGTTCAGCGCACCAACAAAAACGCCGGCTCGAGGGCCGGCGTTCGGGAGGATATGCAGCAGTTTCTGCTCGGTGATGGGCATATGTGGTTTCTCCAGAAACAAAAAGGCACGCTCTTGGCGTGCCGGGGCATCAGCTACAGCGTACGCCACATCTGATCGTGAGGAATGACTTCGCCTTGGGTACAATGGCGCAACGGGAGTGTTCCATTCCCCTAGGAATTCGGCTTTATAAAAGGAGCTTCAGAATTATGCGTTCGGTATTCGCTGTTCTTTCTTCAATTGCTTTAATTATCTATGCCACCTCCATGAGGATCGTAAATTTTTTCACAGATTCTCACTCAGAGCATATTGAAGATTATCGCGAGGAATTTGAAGAATACGCTTTGACCCAAGAGAGATTTTTGGGATGCAGATTTACGCGCGGGGCAGACGGGAAATACCTGAATGATGATCTTCAAAAGGCGTGGGTCAATTTCCACGAAGAAAAATTTCAGAGGGATAATGCCTGGTGAAAAAAGGCCCGAAATAATCGGGCCTTTTATTTTTAAGCGAAGAGTCTCATGAAGAAAAGCTTGATTCTCTTAAGAATACCCATATCCTCAACCTTCGTCTCTGTGACCTCGACGATGCCCTTCATTGAAGTATCGATGTCGAACTTGACGAACTTGAATGGTATGTGAGCGCTACGCGCATCTTCATTTTCAATCTCAGTCCATGCTGCCAAATCGTCAGATCCATAGAATTTAATGGCTTTATCCTCGGAAGCTGAAGACCTTACTGATACAAGGGAGTCCTTATCTACCTCAGATACGATCCAGCCGTCACAGATAACTGTCATTGCAGTTCCGTCGTCACCGTCAAAGGCGGAGTCTATGTTGTTAGGATTCACCTTCTTGCGGCTGTCATAGGTGTGATTGCACTCGTTTGCCACAGGTGCACGCAGCGTGTTCTGGCGTAACAGCATCGCCATTCTCAGGGCGACCATCTTCTTGGGGCCAGGCACAGGCATATCGATTCTGACCCGACCCGTCAGCACAGGCTTGTCAAAGATGATGTCCATGTTCTTGGAAAGCACATCGGGCGACGCTGCTACCTGAACCATTTTCCCGTCGACCTCAGCCAGCACCGTGAACTTGGCCGGAGCCTGCTCGACCTCGCTCACATCAAAGGACAACCCCCTGATCAGTTCAGGCTGTGGAGTGGCGATGTCGAACCATGCCGGGAACTGCCCGACAGACCAGTATGAGCTACCATACTTCGCACGCACACTATCAGGACCATGCCTAACTGGATCTATGGAGGAGGATGCGCTAAAGGAATCCTTGTTCGTTTCGTAGGCCTGGAAGCGCATAGCGTAGTCGAGAAAGACCGGATCACTCGACTTATCATACAGCCAAAGAAGCTGCGAAACGTGAAGTGGGTTGTAGTCGCCCAGAGGTGCTATCGGTCTTTTCTGCGAAGGCATGAGCAGACTATAATAGCTGCTGAAGCCAGCATCGAATTTGGGAATATCCCGCTTAACCGCAGCCACGCCACGGTCGAACAGATCCTTCCACTTCTGCTCATGGGTAATCTCATAGAAATCTAAGATTCCCGACAGTCCAGTGATGTGACCATTAAGGACTTTGTATGATCGACCCTTTGGGTCAGCCATCTCTTCAATCCATGTTACTTGGTCGTCAACAGTAACTACCCCGCCATCCTTGATATCCACGTCATACGCATGGAGTGCCTTTCTTGCAATCTCACGAAGTTCGGGGTCGTCAGTGATTGATTCCGCTCGTAACAAAACGCCAGCAATACGAGACTGCCCGATACCCGAGATCCAGCCTGGATCTAGATCGAAGTTCTGATCTCTGAATGGCAATGGCCAAGATGCGATATCTCCATCAACCTTAGCGGTATTTGCCAGCCATTTTGCTTGATGAAGAAAATTCTCTTTCAAGGCATCGTCTTTGCACTCGCTGTTTAGCCAGTCCCGATACAGAGCCAGCGCATAATTCGAATCGAAAAATGGATTAGCCCACTTACCTAGACCGCCATGATGTGCGCCATAGTCAAACTGAAGAACCCCTTCTTCATTTAGGCTAAATCCAGGAGACTTTGAATAATTTTCTGCCGTGTCGTTTATGGTTCTCGGAGCCGGCCTAATATCAGGACACCCCGCAATGGCGGAGTGCGACGCCAGCATAGAAATTATAGAAAGTGATATAGAGAGTGCTCGCATTGTAAAATCATTCCATTGCATTCGTCATGTGAGCTTATCGTCATGTAGAATCGGATAAGGCTTAATGAAGGCGCGGGATGGTAGCAGCTAGGCTCTCAATGGCGCCACCACTGCGCTACCATTGAGCCTCCATAGCGCCACCATGGGGGACTCCAATCCGATCAGACGAGAATCTCTATCTCCCTGACTCCCACCCGCCACCCTACGTCCACCTGCGCTCCAGACGTGAACGAAGAGGTTGCAGCGACCAGCCCAAGGCAGATACGCAAGTTCGGGCGATACGCGCCGATGAACCACAAGCACGGCCATGCCCCCATTCAAAATGGGTAGCCTACACGCCGCCAGCGTCCGGCCGCGGATACCTAGCCTTGATCTCCTCGACCTTGGCTTTCACCTCGGCAGATCAACAGGCCCGTCGAAATCACCCGGAACGGAAACCGGCTCGGGGTATCTGGCAGCATGGGTCGCATCTGCCGGATATCTGTAAATGATCCACACCGAAATCGTGTCGCCTCGCCGCCGAACCTGGTAGACGGGATATGGATCGGCGAAGTCATCCATCGTGAGCTCGGCGCCGTCTTCGATGTCTGGGAACGCATAGTCACGATCCTCGACGGTAAGCACGCCGCCGGAAACCGACACAGTGGTGTAGTCGCCAAATTCCGCGGGCCCGTACTGCGGCGAAAGAACCAGCAAGAAGTTCATCAGAACCACCTCCCAATGGCCGTTGCAGAAATAGCGGTAGAGGTCCCTGCAGGCCGCGCCGCAATATCGAAACCTCGCAACGTTGCAGATGTAGTGCTGGGGAGGGTTGCGACACTTCCCCAACTCGCGGCTGAACCCCACCGAAACAAACCCACGGACACCGCCGGCACACCCGAAAATGCCACCGGGAATGACCACGTCCTAGCACCTTGGAAGAGAGAGCCGTAGGCAGAGTCGATGGCCTGGTCGTTGACATTGATACTCATCGTGCATATCTGCGTCCCATCCGCGAACCGCACATACTCCCCGTTCGCGTTACTCCCGCGATCAATCACCGCACCGGTCGGTACGCCGCTCGACTGCGAAACGGCGCCCAGAATGCTGTCTCGAGAGTACAGCGCGCCCGAACTACCGAGCGCCTCCCGTACCGCCGCACTGCCGAGGCCGAGATCCCCCCGCGCTGCCGCCGCATTTGCAGAAAGCGCCCAGGGCTTGATCCCCGCCAGGGTTGCCCCCCACTGGTTGGCGATCAGGTTGAATCGATCCGACAGGTCCTTGTCGTAGCCCAGCATCGGCGCCACCGCATAGGCCTGGCCGCTGGCCGTGCTGCCCTGGTAGTTGGGCTTGATCGAGATGACCGTCGAACTGGCGACGTTTGTGACCTCGTACCAACGTCCATCGGGTCCGCGAAATGCGTCGCCGACTCGGGCATTGGACGAGAACTGTGTGCCGGTACCGGTAACGGTCGGGCTATTTGCGGTCACCGCCACGGTTCCGGTTGAGTACCACGCCATAGAGTTCTCCTGCTATGCAATGGCCAGAAGAGGCCATGGGAAAGGTGTTCGTATTGCGTCTTGCCCAGGTCCGCCGACTTGAACAGTTGCTACGACTGTGTTTCGGGCCGAAGTAACAAACCCAATGGAGCACTCTCCAGTATCACCTTGGGGCGGTTGCGCCTGTACATTGAAATGACTAACCAGAAAATACCCATCAGTCCCATGCAGCCACGGTGCAGCCCATGAATGCAGGGTGTAATACCCCAGATAGTTACCATTCGTGCCGTAATAATTCAGCATCTGGGTACCACTTATGAACCGAACAAGATCCCTGTTACTGTCAAATACCACTCTCGACTGATTGTCGAATATCTGCATCCCCCATCCGCCAGTTTTCGGCATGAACACCGCGCATGCCTTCCACTTCCCTCCCAGTACGACGCCGCTTGTATCTTGAAATACCTTCACGTAGAAGCTGAAACCCGTCCAGTTCCCAGCCGAACCAGCATGCTGGAACATCGTTATGTGATGCGACCCATTAGGGCAAAAGAAAACAAACGGTGGGAGCGGGCTCCGCACCGGAGATGGGTACGAGACGTTGATGATCTGGGCATTAGTGGCTGGGTAGGTACCAGACGCAACCAGATGCAGACAAGGGTGGTCCTGATCGATTATCACCTGACCGGCATTCCCAACAAACTTCGCACCGAAACTCATGAGAACATCACCGCATATAGAGTGTAATTCGCTGTTACATCACCGGACCAACCAAACGCAATAGTCGAGCCGCTAATGGTATGCCTGGGAATCCAAGATCTAGAATCCGGCGTATTGCAGACGACAAACATGACACCTTTAGAACCGTCGAACCCAGGGACCGTAACTGAAAGTCCCTGAGGAATGTTCCCCAAGTCCCGACGATAGACCATCCTCAATGAGTAATTGTTGCTGTCAAAGAGTATTGAGCCGCCGGCCGAACGCGTTCTCATTCCGTAACTCATACATCAAGATTCCCGATCTGGACTCGAAGCACCAAGTTTCCGTCATACACTTTTATTGCCTCTGCCGTCTGACGCATAAACCCTCCCGACGTTGCGCTGTTCATTGTGAACGCGCCGCCCTTATCCAACTTCCACAGCGGCTCGCCGTTGGCACCGAGGGCGGTCGACTGAATCACGTTGCCGATCTTCGCGTTGGTGATCGAGCCGTCCTGGATCATCGCGTTGTTGATGAACATCTGGCCGCCGACGATCGAGACCGGCGCCACGGTCTGCCCGCTGGAACTGTTGAACCAGAGGAACCGATCAGCCTGGAACGCCATGGTCGTCACGCTCGTACCGCTGTCGAAGCCCAGTTGCCAGCCAGCGGCGTACTTCTGGCCATTGGCATGCGCCTGGAGCTTCACGCTGTAGAGCGCCTTGACGCTTCCATCCAGCGAGGTAACCGCTTGAGATGTGGTCTGGATGTTCGCCTCGTTGGTATCGGTGCGCGCACTGACGGTATCCACCCGCTGCCCCAGGGCGCTGTCCGCGTTGGCGCGGACGGTCTGTTCGGTGCTGATGGCCGAGGCGTTGCTCGCAACCTGGCCGGATAGCTGGTCCAGCCGCTGGACGGTCACGGCATTGTTCGACGCAACGACCGACTCCACGGTGGCGATCCTGCCCTCCGCGGTCCCGGTACGCGCTTCAAGCAAGCTCGTCCGCTTCGCCTGCGCTTCATCCTCGTTCGCCCGCACGGTGACTTCGGTGGCGGCTCGAGCAATGGTGTCCCAGCCCTTCAGCGCATCGGCCTTCTCTCCGGTCGCCGGCTCCCGGCGGGCGACAGCCTGCAGAACATCCAGGCTCGAAGCCGCCGCTTCGACCTTACCGTCGAGCTCGGTGATATCCGCGGTGTTGGTGGCCACCTGCTGGGCCAGGCCGTTGGCCGTCTCGATCGACTGTCCGATGTCGGCCCAGTAGGTCGCGTTCGGCGGCGAGGCGTTGAGCGGCACCGCCTGCTTCGCTTGATACAGCCGGCTGCCGACCCGCACGATATCGTTCTTCGCGTAGGTCTTCGTCGGGTCGTAGGCCAGCACATCGGTCAGATTGTCGATCTGGTCCTGCAGGCCAGTGATATCGACCTGCATCTGATCGATGTCGGCGAAGAACTGCTCGCCCAGCGCGGACTCGACGTACTCCTTGGTGATCAGTTCGTTGTACTCGCTCGCATCCGTCGAGCTGATACCGTCGACCCAGGCCGACCAGGGGCCGACGTTGCCTGTCCGGTCGATCAGCCGCCCGCGGAAGGCCAGGCGAGCGCCGGCCGCCAGCGAGGTCAGCGTGTGGGTGTCGGTCGGGTACGCGAACAAGCCCAGGGCAGTTGCGTTCTGTTCGCTGCCGCCCGGGGTAACCGACTGTTGGATCTCGGTGTAGGCGGTGTCCGCCGCGCCACTGGCCGGGAATCCCCACTCCAGGCCGATCTTCCACGGTCCGCTGGTGGTACGCAGGAACGCCAGCGCCGGCGGCGCGCCGGTCTTACCGCTGAGTTGGGTCAGGATCGAACTCTTCCAGACCGACGTGATGTCGAAGGCCGACACCGCGCGCACCCGCGCCAGATAGCCACCTGCGTAGATGCCAGTCACATCGACGCTGGTGGTGCCGGTACGCGGCAGGCGGATCCAGTTGCCGCTGTCCTTCTTCCACTCCACGTCGTAGGCCACCGCCCCTTCTACTGCAGGCCAGGCGATGGTCATCGTGCTGACCGCCAACCCCTGATCGAACTGGTAGTGCGAGGTCAGCGTGACGCTCGCCGGCGGCGCCACGGTGGTGATCGGGATAACGCTGATCGGCCGGCTCTCCAACTTGGCGCCAGTGTCGATCGCTGAGAACTTCCCGGGCTCGTACTGCAGCGCAGTGATCTCGAAGACACCCCGCTCCGGCTGGCTGACTTTCATCACACGGTAGAGCGGCACCGCCAGGTCGTCGGCATCGAGGGTCCAGACCAGTTCCGGTAGCGGGGTCTCGCTGTAGGCTGTCGTCACGGTCACCGCGCGCCCGGCAACCGACTGCACGGTTCGCGCCTCAGCCTTACCGCTGGGCAGGTTCAGGAGCAGCCGGTCGCCAGCCTTTGCCTGGGTATCGCGATCCAAGGTGATCACTCGGCCAGCAACCGCAGAAACCCGCCCCCCAATCTCCCGTCCAGCCAGCAGCGCGTCAGCCACCGGAATCACCCATCCCGGCAGCGGAATCGCCCCGTCCATACCGGTACGGAACGTTACCGTGCGATCCTGGCTGTTGGTTAGGATCGCCCATTTTCCGCGCCGCTGGGCCTCACTCTCGCGGGTGCAGCCAATGGCTGCCACCTCGACCGGGTTGTCGCCGTAACGCCGCTGCAGGCGCTTATCGGTGGCCACAGCCACGTCGGTGTCGTAGTTGTTCGCCGGATTGTCGTAGCTGACCAAGGCACGGCTGTAGCGAGTGCGCTCACTGGCCGAGCCGTAGCTGAAGCGGCCGTCGATGACATTGGCCCTGGTGTAGGCGAAATCGACGTCGGTGGCGCGCGGGATATCCGCCTGGATCTTCAGTTGGCCCTGGGCCCAGTACGCCATACCACGGTAGATAGCGGTGAGGTCGCGCAGCAGCTCCCAGGCCCCGGCGCGGCTTTGCAGGTTCAGGTTGCAGGTGTGTCGCGGCTCCTGGCCACCCTTCCCATCCGGCACCAACTGGTCGCAGTACTGGGAAATCCGGTACATCTCCCAGCGATCGACCATCCAAGCCTTGATGCGTTTACCCACACCGAAGCGATCGTTGGTCACGATGTCGTAGGTGTGCCAGACCGGGTTGTCGGTCCAGGCCTGTTTCATCGTGCCGTCCCAGATGCCGAGGTAGGCCCGGGTCTCCGGATCGTAATTGCTCGGCACTTGGACCTTCCGCCCGCGGCAGTCGACTGTGACAGCCGGAATGTTGCTGAACTGCTCTGCGCTGAACTCGACATACAGCAGGGCCGTGTTCGGGTAGCGCAGCTTCGCGTCGATCACCTCGGTGTAGCCGGCGATCAGCATGGTGTCGGCGATACGGTTGTTGTTCTGGTTCGGCGTCAGGCGCCGCACGCGCAACTGCCAGCCACTGGTGGCCGCCGGCAGGTCGATCCGGCGGGAACGCTCGTAACGGGTGGTGGTCTTGCCATCGACGGCCTCGCGCAGCACCTCCTGGTAGGCGCCGCCGTCGGTGGCCAGATCTACGGCGTATTCGATCCGGCACCCGCCGATGTTGCCGTTGGTGTCCTGCTGCTGGAGCGCCGGCCAGGCGAAGCGCAGGCGCACTGCGGAAAGTTGGGTATTGCTCAGCGAGCGCACCCAGGGCGTATCGCTGCGCAACTCGACGTTGACGCTGGTTTCGTTCTCAACGGCAGGGATGCCGGGGATGTAGTCCTGGTCCACCGCCCCCGCGCGCCACTCCCACTTAACGTTTGGGAAGTTCAGGTTACCGCTCGGGTCCATCAGCGGGGTGTTGTCGAGGTAGATATCGCGCTCGCTCGGAACGCCGGCGAACTCGCCTTCGCCCACGGCAAGCAGAATCTTGGCCATCGCGACCGAGCGCAGGCTGTCGGGTGCCTCGACCGGCTGTTTCGGCTTGCTACTGCCGCCCTTGCGGCCGGCCAGGTGCTGGTGAACTGCGCCCATGCTTTCCTCCGGGCATGAAATAGCCCGCACATAAGCGGGCTATCTAAAGTGCTAGTAGAAATTCACTTAGCGGGTTTATCTATATAAATTGGAAATTCAACTTCACTTTCAAGGAATGAAAATCATGAGCAACCAAGAGAAGGCCTCACGATCACATTGGATTGAGTGGTGCGCCCTGATAACCTCAATAACTGCCGTAACCCTAAGCGCATATCAAGCCTATACTCTTAAGGAACACAACTACATAAGCGTCGAACCAAGAGTAAACTCATACCTTTCCCTTAAAGATGATTACAAAATGATAATATTCAATAACGGACTAGGGCCAGCATATATAGACAAAGTAACATTCTACGAGAATGGCAAGGAAATAGATGGAAACATTCTACACGCACTAGCTAAACAAGGAGTGTCCCCATACTGCGCAATTGCCGGAATGCCTCGCCCTAACGACTCACTAAAAACAGGGGAGGAAATCGTCCTTGTAGATATCCACGACAACAAAGAGTGCACGACCTCAAGGCTTATATTCACAACACTACAGCCACCAAACACAAGTTTCGACTATCAAATAGACTTCAGCTCTATATATGGCAAAAAATTCTCTTACAGATACTCTCTAAACAAGCAAGAAAATATTCCTAATTAAATTTTGTCTTCCGAATAAATCGATGCAGAAATAATCGCCCCACCCCAGCGGCGCTTCCCGTAGCAGATCGGCACCGGGTTCCCGCTGGCGGTGGTGTTTCTGGCGCTGCCGAAGGCGTAGCTGGGCAGGTTCTCCGGCGCCGCGCTCTGCTTCAGGCCCTGGGCTTGGGGGCTGAGCATTTGGATGACGCCGCCGGCAACCATCCCTATCCCTGCAGGCAGCGCATACGGGGCTATGACGGGAAAAGCGTAGGAAGCAGCGATCAGCACAGCCCCGACTATCGTCTGCACCAACCCGCCACGCTTCCGGCCACGCATGACCGGAGCAATGCGAATTTCCTCGGCGCCCCCGAACTGCAGCTCATCTTCGGAAATGTTCCGTTTCCCACGGAATACAGCGAACTCCATACCTCGCAGGTGGGCATTGGCGAGGAAGCGCTCGAGGCCTGGAATCTGCACGCACAAGGCCTTGATCGCTTCCGCAGTCGACCCGACGAGCATACGGTACTCCCAACCGAACTGCCGGAGCGCGCCGTAGAGTTTGATGGTGGTCATCGGAGTGTGGTGCGCTGCGATGGTCATGTGTTTCTCCAGGTAATAAAAAACCGCCCGGAGGCGGTTCTGCACTGAAATCGATAAACAGTGGGGGTATCTACTTCTCTATCCAGTCCAGTTTTCCATGCATATAGTGGACTGCACTAAGCCTTCTTTTCACCGAGTCTGCCTTTTTCTTCTCCGCGTATGGTCCGACCACAATTGTCGATTCAGCACTGGAGAATATTGGCAACTGAAGTTCTTCGAGCTTCGCAAGATGCCCATCAAACTCCTCTCCGGGCTTACATGCGATATTCACTGTCCACCCATGAGTTAGAGGAGGCGGCCCCTCGGGAGCCGGGGTTGCTTCCACGTCCGCGCCGCAGAATCGACACTTGACGGCGGCACACTTAATAGTTTCTGCGCAATACGGACATGGCCGAGAGTCAAAGGCAACTGCAGGCGTCGGCGTAAGCACCTTCCTTTTTCCAAGCACTACAAGCAGTACGCCAATAATGAGTGCAGTGCCAGCAATGATTGTTCTCTGTTCTCTGGCAGCAATGAGGCCTATGTTGTTCACTCGATCGCCAGACATGGTGCCGACAGTAGTGTCCATGGCGAGCGCGCTGATGAGCAGCACGGCTCCAACCACCAGCGCAAGAATTCCCAGGATGCGCATCCATTGCTCTCCGCAGAAACTATGGAAAGGCCTGGACTCTACCATCACCACGCCAGCACGAGTACCCGGCACACAGCTGGACTCAAGCGGACAAGGAGCGTTCTCGATAACGCAGTACCAGACGCATCCTGCCGTACCGCTGGGTCTACCTCAGTCGCTTCAAGGCTGGGTAGAATCACAGTGCCACCAGCAACTCAGGTCCCGTAATCTTGAACAGCCTCGTCAAAACAGACCACGAGGCCGCAATGAATATCTGCCACAGCTACAAGGAGCATTTTATGGCCGAAAAGTCGTATCTAACTGGGAAGTGGGCAATTTTCAAGAGCAGAGCCTCGACGGAGGTGCTTGGTTACATCGTGGATGGCATTGGACAAACGACGGTGCCTGGACAGCCACCCTTCAGCATTATTGACTCTGTGCTCTTTGCCCCTGACGGCACCAGGCTCGGCTATCTGGCTCCATTGGAAGGAGGCTGGGTGGTGAACCTGGGCGACTATGAGATAGGACACGTACTGCGTGCCCTGCCGTAAGACACCGGAAGGTATTCACCTGACAATGGAGATCACATGATCAATAGAAGTCTCGTCCACAATCTGCCTAAAGACCCGAGCAATCCCGGCTGGGTTCCAGGCTGGGCGGTTGTCCAGAGCGCACCTTGGAGATTCATGGATATTTATGCGTCCAAGGAAGCAGTGGACGCTGAGGCGTTACTGTACGGCGAAGGCTTCGGCGTCGAATACGGCTCGCACGAGGTGGGCACTGACAACTTTGTCGGCGGACTCACGCCGCCGAGCTGATCGCTTCGAAGGTGATACGCCCTGGACCAGAAACCAGTCGTGCGGTGAGCCCAGGCTTCCCGGAATAGCTACGACGATACCCAGCGCTACCTGGACTCGTCATGCCGGCGAATCTCAATCGGTCGATTTCATCCTGATCGTCGAGGATTGCCACGAACGCCTCGCCGCCGCACCGCACGCCATCGCGCACCGTAAAAAGGTCATGGATGGTTAGCAAATAGCGCTGCTGCATACTCTCCTCCCGCGGCACAGCCGCTTCATTTTGCGTTCCGATACCGCAGCGCCGATCGCTTAGCGGTCGGTTTCAGTCAACCCAGCACAACTCCGATGGCTGCTATGATGGATGCAATAGCTACGCCTGTGGCTAGGATGAGTGCGGCGTTGGCCAGCCGCTTGCCAACGATTCCAGCGTCCTTTGCGTTCATTTTCTCCCACCCTGACTGCGCATCTCTCAACCGAGCAGCCTGTCCCACGGAAGATTGCTGGACAGGTAGCCAACAGCAATCACGAAGAAAACCAACCAAAGCGCCCAAAAGCGCGGCGGCGACAGTTTGTCAGTCATGATTCGCACCTCGCGAATGATCTTGCTAAAATCCAAGTACGTTCTCCTCATGCCTATCTCATGGGGTAGAAACAAAAACCCCCGAAGCCGGCCAGCTCTCGGGGGTTTTGCTTTTTTGGCCGGTGAAGCCAGGATCGCCGATTTAGAAGGCGTTGTTTTTCGCTATCAAGCAAGAATCTGGTCTGATTTAAGGTGGTCACCACCGGAAACGACGAAGCCTGCACTGGAGCCTGTCAGATCTGTACGCATCCCCAGCTACCGGCATCGGAAGAGGCGTAGTAGCGTTATGACCTCACAGGGTTCCCGACCCTGAGCAAAAGGGCCCAGGGACCGGGTGCGCCAAAATCGGCGCGAGCTACTGACCACGGAGGTCAAATGTCCATATCTGATAGAAACACCGGCACGCCCTGGAGCGCAGAGGATGTCACCGAACTCAAGCGCCTTGCCAAAGAGAACACGCCTACACGTGTTATTGGCCTGAAGCTTGGGAGAACGGAGGACGCCGTCTATGCCAAGGCGTCTGAGCTCGGCATTAGTCTGAAGCCGACGAACCAGTCTCCCTACAACCGGCAGAAGTAGAGGCCAGCTCGATAGCCTCTTCGTAGGCTTGGCGCTCCCTGTCCGACCACTTGTGGCCGTGACTCGCGAGCGCTACTGCCAGCATATCCAGGCATGCGGTGATTTTGGTGCAAGAATCGTTGGTGTTCATACATCCTCCTGCGGCCTAGCCGCTTTAGTGATTGATTTGACTGACGTGCCGCAGCACCAAGCGCATCCGGTCGAGCCACGGCCCGCCGAACACGATGATTTCTGAGGGCTTCCCATACAGGTGGTGCAACAGGAACGGCCCGGCGCCGAAGTGCTGCGCATCCTCGCCAGGTAGTGATGGGTCGTCCGCCAGGTAGATCCCAGCGTGGTTCGGGTGCGCGGTGCGCCCCACCGCCATCACGATCATGTCGCCGCGCTGCGGCCGGTCCACCCGGATGAAGCCGGCCCCCTCGAACCGCTGTTCGTAGAGGCTTGGACCGTCTGCCCGCTCCCACCAGCCATCGGCACGCTCGAAGTGCGGGAACTCGATGCCCCACTCCCTCTGGTACCAGTCGGCGCAGACCTGCCAGCAGTCCTGCACCCCATGCACGAACGCGCGCCCGAGCAGCGGCACCTGATCGACGGGCTCGATGGTACGCAGGTCGCCCTCCGGCCAGCTCAGGATGTGCCAAGTCAGGCCCGAGGCGTTGCACATCGCGACATCTGCGGCACTCGGTCGGCTGGTGGCATCGGGGTGGCTATGCACCACGGCGACGATCTCTCCCTGATCCTCTGCCTCTGCATACGCCTCCGGCGCGATGCGGAACTCCTCGCCGGCGTCGGCAGAGGTGTTTTCGTAGGGAACGTATCGCTGGCTCCGGCCAGAACGGATGATCAGTCCGCAGCACTCGCGCGGATACTCTGCCGCGGCATGCTTCTGCACGGCAGACAGGATGTGCTTGAGCATGGTCAGCTCCTGGCGATGATCGAGACGGCAGGGAAGCCGCCGAAGGGCAGTTGGTTCCCTTCACCGAAGCGCGGGATGCAACCGGTGCCCAGGCAGCCATCACACTCGTCCCGGGCTGGATCATCGGTGGGGTTGCCGTCGGTGTCGAAGTACGGGCCGGTGTAGCCGCAGTTGGGCCCGCGGTACCCGCCCGTCATCGCCCAGTGGCAAAGGGTGGTCATCTGCCGGCCGACCTGCTCGCCGCCAACGTCGCCTGGCGAGGCCAGTTCCCAGGCCACGTACTGGCCGTCCTCGCTGGTTTTCTGGTCCAAGTACCAGATTTCGACGATCTCCTGGGAGGGATCAGCGTCGGGATTGCCGCCTGGGAAGTTCGCCGCGTCCAGATATTTCGCAAGCGTCGTCCGGATGGTGAGGCGGAACTGGAGCAGGTCCTCGAACGCCAGGCAGAGCGCCGTAATCCGGCCATTGACGTTGCCGGCGGTGAAGCTCGGCCGCGCCGCAGTACCATCGCTGTTGGCCTCGATGCCCTCGATCTGCACCGGCCAGGCCGCGTATTCGTGGCCCTGCCACCAGATCGATTTCGCCGGCAACTGGTCGGCGTTGGCGCCGGCAGCGGCCAGTTCCTGCGGACTGTGCGGGATAGCGTGACCGTGGAACCGGACCACGTCGGCGCCGAAGTCGCTGCCGTCGAGCTCGAACAGCACGACCTCGCCGCCGGGCTCCAGCTTCTGGATATCGGTGATCAGTGTCATGGATGGAATGCCTGTTCAAAGGTCGCGGTCAGCCGGTAGACCCGGCCGCCGAGGTTGACGGGCCGGTAGCCCGCACAGGTGTAGAAGCCCAGGCCGCCCAGGGGCGGCGTCCAGAGGAACGCCCGCGCTCCAGCGTGGCGGTCCAGGAAGTCCATCGCGGCCTTGATGGTCGCCGCCGGCCCGGTGATGGAAACCGGCCAGCTCTGGGACTTGCTGTTCAGACCTTCGCTCACCAACTGCTTGTAGCCGTCACCGAATTGCGCAGACCTGGTGGCGAAGGTGATGTCGCCCTCGCCACCGCTCTCGGTGGCCCAGGTGAAGGTTTCGATTGCCATGTGCTCTACCCGTTGATGGCGCGGCCGATCGCACCGTCACGCCGCAGATCACGCGCCAGGAGTTGTCGGTACTTCTGCTCGACGAACGTCCCGATGTCGCGACCGAACTGGTCCAGGCCAGGCTGGCTGCTGGAGACGTTGGCCGAACCATCCGAGGCAATGTTCACCTCGACGTTGATTTGCGAACCACCGCCGCCCATAGCGCGCACACCGAGGGCCCCGGACGAGGTTCTGGTCAGCGGCATCACGGCCTCTGGCCCCGCTTCGCCCATCACACCCATACGGCCGCCGCTCATGCCGAACGCAGTTGGCGTGCTGACCACGCTGTTGGTGAAGGCCCCGCCAGTGGCGAACATCTGCACGCCGCCGGCGAACGCACCACCGTTGGCGAACAGCCCGCTGTTGCTCACCAGGTTGTCGACACCAGACTGCGCGGCAGCGTTTCCACCGCCGAAGAATCCGCCGAAGAGGGACGAAAGGGCCTGCGAGGCAGCGGCGCGCGTTGCAATCCGCGCCATGTCGGCCAGGATGCTCTTGGCGAAGTCGGAGAACGACAACTTGCCGGTCGTGGCGAAGTTGGCGATTGAGTCCTCCATGCTGCTGAACGCGCTGGTGAACAGGCTCTTGGTTTGACCCGCCACGTCCCGAGCACTCTCCAGATAGGTCTGGAAGGCAGAGGAAGCACCGCTGCGCCAATCCCCTTGGGCCTTGGTTATCTTGTCGTAGTTCGAGATCACCGTATCCCGGTACTTGTCTTCGGCTTCCGCCAAGATCACCAAGTCACGTTTGTAGTCTTCCTGCGAGTACTTGTCCGGCGCTGTGCGGCGGCGGTCCAGCAGTTTGGCGCGCTCGTCATTGAAGCGGTCCGTTGCGCCATCCAGACTGCTCTGAAGCCCAGCCTGGCGATCACCAAGCCCAAGGGAGTTCGCCGCTCGAATCCCGGCTGCCGCAAGCGCAGCCCGCTGCCGCTCCAATTGATCGACATAGGCCTTAGTGGCGGCCTTCTGCCGGGCGAGCCTGCCATCCTCGTTCGCAGCCAGAATAGCCAATTCCGTGTCCGCGTCCTTCTGCGCCTTGACCATGGCCGACCTGGCGTCGGCGATCTTCTGGTCGAGTTGGATTCGCTGGGCTGCCGACGTTCCTTGCTTCGCCCTGGCAGCCTCCAGCGCTGCGATTTCACGCTCGTAGGCATGGGTGACCTCATCCCGCTCCTGCTGGATGATCGAGATGCGCTGCTGCGCGTAGCTTTCCGCGCTGATCACGCCTGCGCGTTGGGATGCCTCCAATTCCTTTTGCGCGTTACGGTAGGTCGCGGTGATCTCGGCCAAGCTGTTCTTCGCGGCGTTGGCCGCGCGTAGGTCCACCGAACCGGCGGAGCCCTTCTGGTCCTTCAGGCGCTCCTCAATCCCCTTGCGCAGTTGGTCGTACGCACCGCCAGAGAAAGAACGCCCATCGTACTGAACCCCCTCGAGCAGAGGGCTCCTCTTACCAAGCCGTTCCGATGATTTCAGCAGCTCAAGAAACTGCGCATTGAGCTCGCGAATGGCTGCTGCCCGCTTCTTCGCAGGCGATACGTTATCAAGCTGAGCATTCAGGTCCTTGCTGGCCTGGATGAAGCTATCTTGGTCCTCTTGACCTTCTGCCTGAGCCCGTCGCCCCTCCTCACGGACGCTGATCCGCTTCTGAAGCAAGGCAATCTCTTTTTCGAGGAACTCAATGTTCTTCCGGTTCAGCGTGGAATCCGGGAGCTTCCGTGAGTCCTCCAGTTGGCCCTGCAAAACCTGAAGCTTGAATGTCTCAGGGTCTGCAGCGGTCCGGCTTTTAAGTTCCTGCCAATACCGTTTTACAGCTTTCGTCGCATCGTCCCAGGCTTTTACGATTCCGCGGGTCGACGCCTCAATCTCTCGGTTTCGAGCGCTCATCTCCGAGGCCAGCGTCCCTGCAAGCAGCTTCAGGGCATCCATTGAACGTCCCTGCCGCTCCAGAGCTTCGATTTGAGCGAAGGTGTCGACGTTCATGAAGTGGTACTGGCGGTTGTATTCAGCCGCCAAGTCCGCAACCTTACCCTTGGCACCCGCCAGTTCAGTTGCGATGTCCCCAGCGCTCCGCCCGGTTACGGCAGACATCTCCGTAGCCGCGCGCGCGACATCCTCGAAAGCGCCTCCTACTTGCCGCCCTGACCGAACCAGCGCCAGAAGAGCCTCAGATGCCTCTGAGAAGTTTCCGCTTTTGCCAAGTCGGCCGAGCATGTCGGTCAGTTGCTGAGCTGTCAGTCCAGAGGCATTGCCAGTGCTGATGATCGCCTTGTTGAAATCATCAGCTTGGCGCTTTCCAGCAAGATAAGCGACGCTCAAGCCACCGATCGCCGCTGCCAGCAGCCCAATCGGGGCCAGGACGCCGATAACACCGCGCGCGGCGCCGCCGGCGTTCACACCGATCTCGGCGATGTTGTGGGCGGCGACCCGCCAGTTACCGGTGGAGAGGGCGTTACCCAACTGCAGCACGTTCTCGCGCGCTTCCTTGCTGGTCAGCCCGAGCTTGTTGATCGCGCCGCCGGTCCCTTCGATGTCCCGCCGCTTCGCCGCGATCTTCTCCAGGCCGGCGGCCAATCCGGCGTCATCCAGCCCGCCGGCGGCGCGCAGCCCACGCAACGCGGCCTCCTGCTTCTCAAGCCTGGCCAACGCAGCGGTCACCGGATCGATGCTGTTGACCGTGTGTTGCATCGCTTCGATCTGACGCTTCTGCGCCGCAACCAGGCGCTGCTTCTCGGCGGCCTCCTTGGTTTCCGCCTTCTGCAACCGGTCATAGGCCGCACCCAGGCGATCCTGATATTGCGCCTCGTCCTGCAGCGTGGTCAGGCCGGCCTTGCGCGCCCGCTCGAGCAAGCTCTCGGCGCGAATCAGATCATCGATGTTGGCGACGTTGCCGGAGAGCGCCCGTTCCAACTGGCTGATGATGGATATCTCGCCAGCGGCACTGTCGTATACCTTCCGGCTGGCAGCAGCCTGGCGTTCACGCGCACCGGCCGCCTTGTCGACACTGCGGGCAGCGTCCTCCTCCGCGCGCGATACTCCCTTGGTGGCCTGCTCGAGGCCCTTGCTGGCGTCGGACAGGTTGTCGATGGCCTGTTCGGCCTGGTCGGCGGAGTCGACCAGCTTGTCGAGGTCCTCGGCCGCCTTGGCGGCCGGGCTCGAATCGACCTTGATGCCCAGTTCGGCGAAGTTGCTCATCCCGACTTCCTCTGCTCGTGGAAGGCCTTCAGCGCAGCGTCTTCCATCACCCGGATATCCGCGAATACCGCGGGTTGCTCACCAGCGGCTACGCCGCACATCTGCATCACCACCGGCAATGCGGTGTAGTCCAGGCCTGTTGCGCCACACATGCCAGCCCGCCACTGGGTGCTCATCGCCTCGAAGACGATGAATGCCGTCCAGTTGCAGGGCCAAAGCTCCATCTGCTCGTCGCTTTCGTCGAAGTCATCCGGCGACAATCCGAACTGCGCCAGCTCCTGGGGGCTGGCTACAGGCCGATAGAGCTCCTGTGCGGCGCGCTTCAGTTTCCCAAGCGCCCTCTGCTGTAGGCGCTCTGGTAGGCCTCGAGGATGGCCTCGGGCACGCTGACCAAGGAGGACACCAGCAGCCGGACGTTGGCCTCGGTGAACGCCTCGTCGAACCCCCACCCGGCCACAACGGCTTGTACCTGCTCGACCTGGAGGTCGATCTGACCCTTGGTGAACGCTTCCAGAGACTGCTCGCGAGTCTCCTCGACCAGGCGTTTGAACCGCTCCCCCCAACTGCTGTAGAGGTCGGCCAGCGCTTCACGATCTAGGTACTTGAAGGTGAATGGCACCTTGATGGACTCCCCGCCGAGGCGGGGAATCTCCACACTGGATTCGAAGGTGGGCGCCTGCGCGATGCTGAACTTCTTCGCCATGACAGTTCCTTAGGGGGCCGGGTTGTAGCGAACAGGGCGACCATCGAGAGCGATGGTCAGGGTCCGGGTCATGATTTCGTTGACGTTCAGGGTCGGAGTGTCGCTGACCGAGACGTAGCCGTTGTAGAAAACCTCCGATCCGTTGCGCAGCGTCAGGCGGATAACCTGCAGCGCCTTACTCTGGTCCGCCGCCTCAATCACCGCCCACTGCGGCAAGTTGGGGTCGTCGGCGATCGGCATCGAGAACGACTGCGCGTTGCGGAAGGTAGGCAACTGGCGCTGGTCATCGTCCTCGAGGTACTGGTACTGGACGAACTGCTGCTCGCCGCCGGAGGTGGTCGGGTTCATCACCTGCTGGATCTGCTGCCAGGTGAGGACCTTCTTCGCCGAACCGATGCCGCCACCGGCCGGGTAGCGGATCACATCCGTGGTATCGATATTGCCCAGGGAGAAGGTGTCCTCGGTGGAAGCTGCGACCTTGACGGCTCGGCCGTTCAGGCCGGTCCAGCCGGACACCAGCGACACGACGTCACCGACCAACAGGCCGTGAGCATCTGCGGTAGCAACCGCTGGCTTGGCGTTGGAGACAGCGGTAATCGGAATAGCCGTGCCGTAGGTGGCAGCAATGGCCAGCAGCGCGCCGTTGGGGAGGCTTGCGGACATGGAGTTTTCCTCGTGTGGAAATGAAAAAACCCGCTCATGGCGGGTGCTGGTGTGCCCATGCGGGCGATCAGAAGATGTCGGCGCGATAGCCGATGGAGACTGGTTTGGTATCGGCGATGTCCCCCGATATCCAGGGTCCCGGCGCTGGTGGGCTCACCACCTGCACAGAGAAACCGGGGCGAGACAACTCGCTGTAGAGAGGGAACTGCTGACCCAACCCGGCGATGATGTCTGCGGCAACGCCGGTGCCCTGCCCACCAGGGACCACGATGCTGATCTGGAACACACCGGTGAAGCCCCGGTGGTAGCCGCCCAAGTCGCTACTGGTACTGCCAGCGGGCAGCGTGAAGCAGCGCAGATAGATGGCACCCGGCGTCGGTTCGAACGCCACATTCGGGTACGCGACCGGGATTCCCTTGGCCTTCGCCCAGACGTCCAGGCGAGCCTCGAACAGTTGCTGAATGATCTCGTGACTCATACCTGGTTCGCCCTGACGGCGGCCTCCACAATCTGCTGGAATTCGGCGATGGTCACCCGGACCATGCCAGCCGGCGCCTGGCTGGAGTGCCCGTACTCCAGCGGTACCGCATACGGCAGGTTATTCACCAGGTAGGCGGTATCACCGAGCTTCAGCGGCTGGACCCCAGCGGTCACTGCAGAAATTGCCTTGCTGCCAGTCGGGTCGACGTCATCAATCTCCCCCTGCGCGGCCGTGCCAATGCTGAACTGCCAGTTGGCCCGAAAGCGCCCGCCAACATACCCGCGCCCGACCACCATCCCGTTGACGTCGAAGTTCTGGTCACGCTCCGCCTTGGTCAGCGGCTTCGCGTGCTTCACGCCTCGACGTAGCTTCCCGTTCCTGGTGAAGTTGCTCGGATTCAGGTTGATCAGGGTGTTGCGAATCGCAACGTTCTCGTCGTAGCGGTCCGCCGCAGCACTCGCTCGCTGGCGGTAGGCGACGTTCGCGGCCCACCGCTCCGGGTCACCGACTGGAGATTTCTCGATCACCTTGACGGACAGGTCCAACATGATCCGCTGGTAGATCGCATCGCCGGCAGCCAAGGCTTGGTCGCGGAACTGCGCCACCGCTGCAGCGAAGCTGCCCTGGCGCCCTGAGTAGCGTTGACGCATGCGAGAGCCACGGGCCATGCGCTACCTCCTCGCCTGCGCGACGAAGCCGATGTCCAGTCCGGCGTAGTTCCAGGCTTTCGCAGTCACCACCTTGAAGGCCTCGCCGTCGAACTCGATACGGTCGCCGTTCCTCGGCGCCGGCATGTCCTGCCCCCCGAGCTGCACTGGTGACATGATGATCTCGACATCACCCTGTTGGATCAGCGAGCCATCGATAACCCGCACATCGTAGTCCTGGCGCATGCCGGAACCATCGAAGCGGCGCTCTATGGTTGGACTTCCACCGGTCGCCGGGTCGTACTCGCCCTGCTCGAACTTGGTCAGGCGTAGCTCAAGCCCCTTACCGCCCTTACTCCGCGGTGCCAGCATGCGTATGGCCATCGCCCGGGAACGGTCGTAGATATCGGCCATCAGCTCATCCTCGACACCCTGACGTTGAACATGCCGCCGCCGACGGTCAGCGCCTCCAGAAGCCGATCCACTGCAACGTAGCGCGGCTGCCCCTGGTTCACCGGATCGGCGTAGACCGTGGTGAGGGGCCCCACCGTCTCGGATTTCACGGCGGAGGCCTGCTGTACCGTATCCAGCGGCCCGTCAAGCGCCAACAGGGCCAGTTCGCACGTTGCGGCCTGCAGTTTCCGGTTCGGCCATGCCAGGCCGGTGCGTGGAAACTCCAACGGCTGGTCCGGGTCGACCTTCGAGCCTCGGAATTGATAGCTACGGTCGATGTAGTCGGTCGCCCTGATCAGTGCCGAGGAGCGGCTTTCATTGGAGGCCGACGCCCAGGCAGCATTGCCGCGCTGAGCGTGATACTCGGTAGCCTGGTCGACGGAGACGTAGCTGTTGGCGCCGTCACCCTCAGTCACCACCGCCATTGGCTTTCTCCTCGGTCGCCTTCAGGAGCTCGCGCAGCGAATCGGGCGTGGCGCCTTCCGGCACCTCGACACCCAGTTCAACGAGACGCGCCAGCACCTGTTCGTCGTTCAACGGCGAGGGCTCCTGGGCCGCCTTCGCCTCGGCGAGCAGTTTCGCCAACGCAGACTTGCCTGCACGCCCATCAAACGCAACGCCGAGGGTCTTCAGGTCAGCCTTGATTTCGTCGAGGGTCGGCTCGCCGTCCTGGCCGCCCGAAGCCTTCGCAGCACCGCTGGTTTGCAGTTCGATCAGGTCGTAGGCCACCGAGTATGCCCGCGGCACCTCGCCAGCCACCGCATCGGCCTGTTCGAGGAAGTCACCCTGGCGATAGGCGAGCGGATCCCGAATCGTCAGCCCATTGCGCTGGGCGAACTCCATCTGGTCCGAGGTCGCCGGGCCCGCTACGAACCACAGAATCTTCTTGGTCATTGTCCACCTCATGAAAAGGGGGCCTGGCGGCCCCTCTGCGGTTACTTGCTCAGCACCAGAACGCCGGCGGTGTCCTTGACGCTGGTGGCGGTGCGCTCCCAGTTCGCCGCGGTGCCGATCGCGGTATCGTTCGGCGAAGCGCCGCCCGTACCGGTCTTCCAGGTGTAACCGAGCACGCCCAGGTTGTAGCTCCATTCGGCCTGGTAGACCGAACCCAGGTTCTCCTTGCCGGTAGTACGGTTCAGAACGGCGTCGAAGTCGTTGTTGCCGGTCACCAGCACCGAGCTCTGCACCAGGCCCAGGGAGCGGAACGAAGCTGGGTTGGCCTCGGGGTCGGCGCCAGCCGGCACGATCAGCGAGTCGGCGTCGGTCACCACGAACAGACGGCCGAACGGGTCGCGCATCACGTTCACGCCGTCGTAGGTGAACAGGTTCTCGGCGTTCGCAAGAGCGTTGTCGTAGAGATCGCTGACCACGCTGGAATGGAACACCCAGGCCGCGATGGCGTTGGCGCGGTCACCGAACTTGAACGCCGCCTTGTTCAGGGTGCGGAAGGTTGCGGTCTCGGTGGCGCTGCCATGGGTCGCGTCGGCGTGACCGCTGATTGCAGCCACCGCGCCTCGGATGGCGGTGTTCAGCATATCCGCGACACGTGCTTTACCCAGTTGCTCACCGATGGTCAGGGCCGCCAACGCCGGGTTTTGCAACACCCAGTTGTACTGGGCCGCTTCATACTCGATCGGTGGCGTGCCGGCGGCGACCTTCACCGCGGCGTTGAGCAACTGCGTCAGACGAGTCGCAGCCACGTCGCCGTTGCCGTAGACGTTGCGGCGGCGCACCAGATTGGCTATCAGCTTGAAGCTGGCCTTGATGTCGAAGTCGCCCTGCGCCGGCGCGTTCTGCAGGACGATGGTGCCGGCGGATGCCTGGTTGAATTTGTCGATCGCCTGGGCGACGGTTTCGGTCAGAGCCGTGTAGGTCTGCTTGTTGAATACAGCGAGATCGAAAGCCATGTGGCCTCCTTACTTGATCGTTTCGAGGTAGGCGACCTTCTCGGCCTCGGTCTTGCAGTCGGCGAGCGACTTGGCCGTGCTGCCGGAGGGCTTGCCGCCCGGGGGCGTTCCGCCGCCGGAGTGGCCAGAGCCCTTCAGGATCTGGTCGCGGTAGGGGTACTGGTCGACGAGAATCTCCAGCGCTTCATCGAAGTCGGCGGCCTCGCCGGGACGGGCCTTGCTGTACAGCTTGTTGCCGTGGGCGTCGTAGGCGACGACATTGCCGTCCTCGATCTTCAGGTGCTTACCGAACACGGACTGCACCATGTCGGCCGGAACAGCCAGGCGGTCGGCCACGAACTTCGAGCGGGAGAAGCTGCCGCCGATCTTCTCGGCGTAGAGCTGCTGCTCCAACTGCTCCGCGCGCGTGGTGGCCTCGGTCAGCTTGGTGTCGTAGGCCTTGCCGATTTCAGCCTTCACCTTCTCGATCTCGCCGGCATCCACCAGCTTCTTCGCGTCGAGATTGGCGACGGTTTCCAGGGCTTTACGCGCTGCGGCCGGGTCCTCGATGCCTTCGAAGTCTTTTGCAATCTTCTCGGCCTTCTCCGCCCGCTCGCGGTGCTGCTTGGCCTCTCCGTTCAAGCGGGTGATGGTGGCCCGGGTACCAACCGCATCGAACGCGATCTCCTTACCGTCATCTTCCACGTAGACCGGCTTGCCATCCTGGACCTCGGCGTATTGCTTGCCATCGACTTCGACAGTCTTCAGTTTCATCTCGTCTTTCTCCGGCCATCCGGCCATTGCGATGGGCCATCCGGCCCGGAAGGCGCCCCGCTCCATCCGAAACGCAGGCATAAAAAAGCCCCGGACGTTGCCGGGGCCTACACGAATTGGTGATCAGTCGGGCGCGTACAGCGACTTGAGTTGGGCCAGGCTCAGCGGGTTGCCCCACTGGTCCAACAGGTCGCTCAAGGTGATGACACCTCGGCGCCAGAGGTCGGCGCGGCCGGGCCCCAGCTTCTCGTCCTGGAAGGCCTTCGACTTACCCTTGAGCCATGTCTCGAAGTTCAGACTGGCCGGCACCTGGCCGTCCATCGACGCCCGGGTGCTCTTCACCTCGTCGACGTCGATACCTAGCTCACGCATCGTCTTGAGCCAAGGCAGAGTGGCACTGCGACACCCCCAGTGCCGCGGGCAACCTTGCTTGTACGGCAGCGAGTGCCCCACAGGTCTGAACTGCAGATCCCAGGTCTTCTGGTCGTAGACCATGCAGATTTCAGTGGTGTGCGAGTCCAGGGTGCTGAGCTGGCGATACCCTTTCACCGGGCCATTCTCGCCAGAATTGGCCTTGTAGACCTCCATCCTGGCGCCATTGGCCACCGCTTGGGCGCTGTTGTGGACCAAGGTCCGAGCCGCGCGCTTGCTGACATCCATGAAGCCCTTCACCGGCGGTTGGTCGCCCCGAGCCCGGCGGCCGACGATCTGGGTAACCATCTGTTCCGTGGTCTCGCCATTCACGAAGCCATTGCGCACCACACCGGAGAACCGAAACGATACATCCGCAGCCTGCTTGAGCCACCATTGCTTGGTAGGCGCGCCCTCGATGAGCGTATTCGCAACCACGGCGCTGAGTCGGTTCTTGCCGACGCCGAGCATGATTGGCCGGCTCACCAGGCTGTTGACTGAGCTCGACGCGAAGCCTCCTTCGATGACCGCGAGTTGCCGAAGGTTGGCATCATGCGCCGCAGCGATCTCGGTGTACTGCGCCTTGACTGCCTTGGCCGCCTCGTCGAGGATCGCATTGACCTCCTTGACGTTCTTCAGCGGCAACCGGCGGCCCTGCAGCAGCTTCACCAGCTCCTCGGCGAGTTCGGTGATCTTCTCCTCGACTTCCTTCGACATACCCGCCGTGGTCCTGATCAGGTCGATACCATGGTCGGTATACAGCTCCGCCAGCAGCACCTCCAAGCGAGTCATATCGCAGGCTCCTGATTGCGGATCCGCTCCTGCTCCGACTCCCAGTCCAGGTCCTCGGCAAGCATGCCGCGGCGCTGGGCCTCGTTGAACAGGGTCTGGTCTGACAACGAGCCGCCGTCACGCATGCGCTGCAGCACACCCATGGTCTCGGCCGGAGCGTAATCCGGGTCGAGATTCGGCTGGAGCTGCACGGTGCCGCCCTCGGCGCGGTTGTTCAGTGCGAGGGAGAGGTACGATAAGAACAGCACCAGACTGTCCTGCAGGCCCTGGCACATCATCGCCAGTTTGCTGGTCTCCTTCGCCGATTCCTCGCCAGACTGCTTCGCCGTCATGACCTGGGTGGACTTCTCCACCAGCTTCGCACCGGCCTGCCTCATCTCCTCTTGCAGTGAGTCAAGCTGTTCCCGCGCGGTCTTGATGGCGGCGCCGGTGTGCTCGACGTACTTCATGTCGGCTTCCCGAGGCAACTTCACCGCGGAGCGCGCGCCGATGGCCAGCTCGTCGCCGGAGTCGACACCAGTCATCACCAGGATCGGCACGCAGGCGACATCAACCAGACTGTCCAGGGAGGACTGGAGCCACCAGTGCTTCGCCACCAGGTGGGCGAGTTCGAGCAGCGGTGGCTTTGCTGTGAGGAACCCGGTACGCGCGGTGTAATACGGCACCAAGGGGATGAAGCCGAGCGTGTACGGGGTGTCCGACACCATCTCCCACCCGTCCTTGCCCTCCTCGAACACACGATGCCGGTGGGGCTCGATCACGCGGATCTGCTCAACGGTTTCGTCGGTGAACTCGTCCACCTCCTCCACCCGGCACGTCCGGAAGCGGAACTGGGTCAGGCTGTCGACACCAGCAACCTTGCCGGTCTTCCACCCCAGCACCTGGCCAGGCTCGATCAGCACCCCGTAGGGCCTGAAGCCGGCTTGTTGCTCGGCCTGCCGTGTGTTCGGCAGATCCTCTGGCCGTTGCGGTATCTCGACCAGGGCGAACTTCAGGCCATACTCCAGCCCGCCGCGGAACCAGTCTTGGGCGAACACTTGCAGGTCACGTCCCTCCGTATCCACGTCGGTCAGCAGGTCGGCGATCTCCTGCGGCACGTCATCGCCGATCACGACCGGCTTCGCAAACACTCGCCCCACCATGGCGCCGACCGTTTCCTCGAACGCGGGGTGCAGCGTCGCCAGCTTCAGCCGAGCTTCATAGTCCTCCCTCGTCTCGAGTTGCCGCTTGGGCAGATACGCCTCCCCCGCCTCGCGCATGGCCGAGGTGCCGCCCTTGATGCAATCGATCAGCTTCCAGTGCTCGCGCATCTCCTCGACAGCAGCGCAGCACTGGCAAACGGAATCGCTCATGGTCAGAACCTCAGGGTGGTAACAACGGCCGCAGGTCGCTCGACCGGGAATTCCTTGTGAATGAAGTAGCCCGCAGCATCGTTGGGGTGATCGATGTCGGCGGACTTGTCCGGCTCACCGTTGGTGCCCCACACCTGCTGCTCGAGGGCATCGGCGTAGGTCGGGCAGCGGTCGGGATTGACCCGATACCGCCGCTCGCCCTTGGCGTTGCAGAACATGGCGTTCATGGAGTTGATCCGGTCCTTGACCGGCGGGTTGGCGGCGGGCGCCGAGACGATGAAGCCGGCCTGCTTGAGCAACGCGATATCGGTCTCGCTGGCCCGGACGGACTTGCGCGAGTCGCCGGAGGCGTCGGGGTAGATCCTGATCTGGCGGGTCGGTCGGTAGTCACCGTCGGCGTACAGCCAGAACCGCTCCTTGATCTGGCGGATCATGTCCGGAGTGTCGTACCCGTTGACGATCTCGTCGACCGCATGCGGCAGGCCCAGGCGCTTCACGTGCACCACGGCGGCCATCTTGCCGACGTTGAAGTCCATGCCCACGAACAGCGTTTCGCCGGGCTGTACGGTCTCCTGCGAGGCGTTGAGGCTGCGGTCGTAGGCGGTGTAGATCGTGCCCGACGTCAGGTTGACGAACTGGCCGCGCAGGTACGCCGCGATCAGTTGCGGCGGGTACGACTCCATCAGCGAATCGATGTAGTCGTCCGGCAGGTTCGCCTCGTTGTCGTAGGTGCTGGCCTGGACCAGTCCATACAGGTCCTGCAGGTGCGGCTTCTCGCGCAACTGCTTCACGAACTGCTGGAAGACGAACTTGAAGCCTTCCGGGGTGGTGGTGACGTCGACACGGTTGCGCAGGCCGTCCACCTTGTAGCGCATCCGCGCGATGATCTTGCGCCAGGCCTGCTGGGCCTTGACCAGCGACAGGACGTCGAGCTCGTCCACCAGGGACCGGCCGACCTTGAAGCCGACGATTGTCTGGGGCTTCTCCATTGAGCGACAGATGATCGTCGTGCGGTAGGCGCTACCGCTGAAGAGATGAACCTCGTGGTTCGCCTGGTTGATCCTGGTCCGCAGCCCCCAGTCGAAAGCCACCTCCTCCATCGTTGGGTAAAAGATGTCGCGGATTTGGGCGTAGGTCGGCGCGAAGTAGCCGGCGTTGATGCGCGGCCATTCCCAGGCGTGCTGGGCGAGCCCTGAGCAGCCCACCCAGGTCTTGCCGGAGCCGAACCCGGCCACGAAGCCGCAGAACTTGTGCGGGAGCGCCAGGAACTTCGCCTGGGGTCTATTCAGCGTCGGCATCACGCACCCTCGCGTCGATGATGGTCACCGCGACGCTGGTCGGCGGCGCATCGTCCTCGGGATTCTCCAGCAGCTTCAGTTCGGCGCGCTTCTTCGCGACATCCAGGCGCTTGAGCTCCAAGTCGAGCGCGGCAGACTCGGTGCCGACATGCCGGCTCAGCAGCTCCAGGTTGCGTAGCTTGTCCGGCCATTTGACCTTGCGGAGCACGCCGGCGATGCGGCGGTCGTCTCCGCGGCCCTCGAACAACTCGGCGATCTCGATGCCGGACAGGAACTGGCGCCACACCCTGGGCCAGTCGCGGATAGACCGGAACGATCCGTCGTCCTCGAGGATGTCGAGCACGTCCATCTCGTCGATCTCGCGCAGGCGGCGGATCACATAGTCGGCTTCGACCTCGGTGCGCTTCGAGCGCTCGGCCATGGCGGCCTGGATGGCCTGGGCGACCTCCGGCCGCTGGAGCAGTTGATAGCCGATCTCCGTCGCGCGCCGGGTGCTGTAGCCGGCCCGAATCGCGGCCTGCGTCGCGTTGAGGTCTATCAGGTACTCGTCGACGAACAGGCGCTGTTTCTTGGTCAGCGCCATGGATCACCTCAACTGAGCCTCAGGATGGGCGCGATGTTGCCCTTGTTGCGGTAGACCAGCACCAGCAGCACAACCAGGACCGCCAGCAGGTAGGGCGATATCGGCGTCGCGTGGCGCGCCATCAGCACAGCCAAGCTGATCGAGAGCGCCTGCATGCCGGTCCCAGCGGCGAGGATGTACGCGCAGAGCGAGACGCCGAACCGGTACGTTGCACCGTGGCGCTGGTACGTGAAGATGCGGCAACTGATAGCGCCGCAGACGGCCGCAGCCGCTAGGGTCACCAGGTCAACCATCTTTCCGGCCTCCGATCATGCCGACGATGCGCTGCAGAACGATCTGGAGCCATGCCGGCGCGCGGCCACCGATCATCCAGTCGAGCACGCCGATCAGGATCGTGACGATCAGAGCGGCGGTGACCAGGGCAGGCAGCCCAGAGAACTGAGTCGCGCCCCGCCCGACAGCCTCGGTGGCGGCGTAGTAGCCGCCCACCCAGGACGCCAGCAGGTAGCCGAGGCGCCTGGCCATGGTCAGGTCGTGAGCCCAGAGCACGAACAGTAGCGCGCCGGCGAAGCCGCCGATCACTGCATTGACGTCGACTCCGGGGATGATCGCGGTGGCAGTGAGCCCGACGGCGCCGGCTGCTGCTACTGCTCCGCTGCTCGTCGGTTCAGCCATGGGGTGCTCCAGAAACGAAAAAACCCGGCTTCAGGGCCGGGTTTTCGGGGGAATCTGTTGATTGGGTGCAACTGTGCACAATGGCAAAACGATACCCAAATGCTCGCCAAATCGTCAAGCGACCCGTTTCAGGCGCTCCCGCTGGGCCCAGTAGGCCGCCACGCGGTCATGGTAGCGCTGATGGACACTGGGGCATTCCAGGATGTCCTCGCCCCACTCCTCCCGGTATGCCTCCCCGTACCGCTTCATCCTCGCCGCCCACCGCACCAGTTGCTGGTCCGACATCCCGCGCAGCCGTTCAGCCAGGCGCTGCTGGTGATGCTCCCGGCGCTCGGCGTAGGCCTCGGCCCGCTGCACCGCCACCACATCGCGGTCGACCTGGTGCCAGCGCCAGCCCGGCCCCTTCCGCAGGCCGCACTGCTTCGCCACCACCTCGGCGACCGGCCTCAGCGCCTGGGCATCCAGCTTGTCGACGTGGCGCGCCAGCCGCTCCCAGGTACTGGCGTAATCCCGCGCCCAATGGCTGGGGTCGATCCGACAGCCGAGGCGCTCCTCGATGAAGAGGCAGACCTCGCCCGGGCGCAGTGTGTCGCGGCCATTGACGGCGCGCTTGTGCGAGTTGATCGCCGCCAGCGCCATCCAGTAAGCCCGCTCGCCCTGGCGCTGGGTCAGTTGGCCGAGGCCGGCGCCGATCCAGACCAGGCCGTGAGCGATCGCCACGTCGTCACCGGTGGCCAGCGGCGAGTACAGCGTGTGGCCGAAGTGCTGCAGCGGCTTCGGCAGCGAGCGGATGGCAGCCTGCACCAGGCCCGCGGCCAGCATGTGGGCGCTACGCCCGTTGGTGTCCTTGCGGTCGGGGTACGTCTCGTTGGCCACCCGCCCCTTCTTGCCCAGCGCGGCCTTGTCGGCCGCCACCGCCAGCACTGAGCTCCGACTCTCGTAGAAGGCGTCGTGCCAAGCCTGGCGCGCGCTGATCAGTCTCATTTCGACTCTCCCCTGTAGTTTCCTGTAGTCACTGCTCGCCCTCGAGGAGAGGGACGACTTTCACTCGCACGCCTGGCGTTTCGCCGTAGCGCTTCCCCACCACCGCCTTCACGACCTGGACGTCGTCCTTCCAGACAACGCCGTTCAGGCCGTCGTAGATCGCTTTGATCACGTTGTCCATATCGGGCTTCTTGGTGGGGTACAGGCCGCCGGCCAGCGCCAGCGACTTCCGCTTTTTCGACATCGATTGAGGGATGCTCAGCGCGATGTCGAGCTCGACCAGCACCGGGCCCTCGAACAGCGCGCGACCTGCCATCGCCTGCTGTCCGCTGTGCGCAATCAACCCCTCGTAGTTCGCCGTCTTCGCCGGCGTGAACATCCTTGCGTGGGCGCCGACACGACCGATACGCGGTCTCCCCTTCCCCACCGGTTCGCCGGGTACGGTGAACATCACCGGGCGGAGGTCATGCATCACGGCGCACCTCCGGCGCTTTCCGGCGCATCTTGGCCAGCAGCAGTTCCCGCGCCTGGGCGCCACTGAGCCCATCCAGTCCCTGGGCTTGCATCCGGTGGAGCAGTTGCTGCTCGGCAAGCTCATCGGCGCGCTGCAGCTCCGACTTCTGGCTGTCGAGGCCAATCGCCTTGGCGACCTTTCCGTCCAGCGGCTCACCAGCCTCGAGGCGTCGGACCACTACGGCATAGTTATGCTCGAACTCAGCGCGAAGTCGCTTGTCGCCGTACTGGGCCCGACGAAGCTCGAACAGGCCTGTGAGTTCGGCAGCCACCTTCACGACCTTGTGGCTGTAGCGCTGCTCCAAGGCTTCGTACCAGGCGCCCTCGGCGCTCGGCAAACCGTCGATCTTGCGGCACAGCCGCAGGAACTCCTTGAGGCTCGGAGGAAAGTCCTGATCCAGCACCATCCGCTGGAGGCCTCGGTCGACCTGCATGTCGCTCAGGTGCTTGATACCGGTCAGCCAGACTCGCTTGGCGAGCGTCTCCGCACGACGTTCCCCGTAGTGCTTCTCGTACCAAGCCGGATAGCTGGTTTTGAGGGTAGCGAACACGCGTTTCACCGCCCTGCGCGCCTGGGCGTCAAGTTCGACCAGATTCTCGATCTGCGGCTCACCAGTCGTCGTCGTGGAGGATGTCAACAGCGTTGCGCGAACGTCGTGCAGCGGGTCGCTGACGTGCTTGGGCGTTTCGTCCGTCGGTTTGCTCATGGCGGTGCTCCGCACGCGGTGCTGTTGCCATCCGGTGGCGCTCCAGCAAGAGTTCATCGAGAAAATTTCGGTAGTACAGGGGGGAGTCAGGCGGGGCGCCGAGCTTGGCTTCGGCGATCTCCATTGCTGCGAGCATCTGCTCCGCGGTGACACCGCGCTCGACCCAAGAGGCGAACAGCGGCATGGTCCTGGCGGTCTGCACCGCGTGGATCTGGAATCCGCGCTCGCGGATGAAGAACTGGCACCACTGTCCCGCAGTGGCCGGATCGGCTGGGCATTCGCGCACGCACGCGTTAGGTGCGGTACGGTTATTACCGGATACCGGAGGTGTGCCCACTTTTTCACTTTCACCCCCTCCCACATATCTGCCCTCTTTTTCCGGGAGAGCCGCGTAGTTACTGGGCTCCGACCCTTCCACATAACTGCCCGCTTCATCTGCCCACTTAGTGCCCACTTTTTTTCGGACGGATTGATCCCGTGAAGCCTTCGGCAACTCAAAAATCAGGCGCCTTTCGGCCAAGTTGGGGCCCACCAGGCCCACCTTCTGCAGCCAGACCAGCGCCCGCCGCAGTTCCTTTTCGGAGGGCTCCCCGCCCTTGATGCCCTGGTGCGGCTCGACGTAGAGCTCCTCGGCAATCGACTTCCAAGAGATCCCTCGCCGCTCTCCGACAATGCCTGTTGCAAAGTCCATGAACGGGCGCAGGGCGAACACGTAGATCTCGCGGGCAAGCATGGGTAGGCCGCGGAGCGCCTCCCGCTCCTCGTCGTTGATCTGGAAGGACGGCACGGCTACCCCTGAACAAGGCGCGGCCGGCGCATCTGGTCGATCATCCGCAGCGCCTCATCGGTCGCCGCCCTGGATTCGGAGAGCTCTCGGTGGGCCTCCTGCAGTTCCTGGTCATCGGCGCCGTCGACGAGGTTGGCAACAGCCTGCTGCGCCTCACCGTTCTCCTTGATGAGCGTCCGGAGCATGCAGAGCACCTCCGGTCGTTGACCGGCATCGCCGCCGATCAAACGTACCGATACGCCCAGCGGCGTCAGGATGTCGCCCAGGGCCTGGACCTTCAGGTCAGTCGGCAGCGCGGCGAGGATGCTGGGTACGAAGTTCGCCGGCACCAGGTTGGTGTCCTTGGTTCCGTCGTCAAGCCAGCGGAACACGCGGTCGGCGTTGACCTTCATCCGCTCGGTTGTATCGCGTGTTGGCGGGTCGAAGACAATGCCGGTGACCAGCGCTCCCTGGATGCGCTCGTGCGCCTCCACGATGTGCTGGACGACGGTCTCTCGGCTCCACCCCTCTCGGCGGCGCCATTGGTTCACCACGCCGAGCAGCGTGGAAATCAGGGTGTGCGATTCGCTTCGCATGACGTGGCGGCTCCTGGCCAGTAAGGTGCGTTCAGGCAGCCGCACCCCATGGGAACGACGGGCACAGTTCGCTTCGGAGGACCCGACCAGCGGTGAGCGCCTCGATCTCAACTGCACGTTTCGCGGGAATTGGTCGAACGCCCGAACACCATTGACTTACGGTGGGCGCTCTCACATTGAGCTTTCGCGCCAACTCGGCCCGACTGCCCAACAGCTCGGCGGCCTGGCGCACTGCTTCTGCTGGAGTCATGTCTCTTCTCCGGGGAATGTTGGAGAAAAGAGTAAGGCATTAGCTAATCACAGACAAGCCATTGCCTAACCACACCACAACTGACGTTAAATTAGGCAATGCTTACCGGACCCCAACTCGGCGCCGCTATTGAGGCCGCCAGACTCGCCAAAAACATGTCGAAAAAGGCTCTCGCAGAGCAGTTCGGCGTGAAGCCCCCTTCTGTCCAAGGATGGATCAACACCGGCAGGATCGATAAAGCGAAGCTGATCGAGTTGATATCGTTCTTCTCAAGCGTCGTTGGCGCAGAACACTGGGGGTTGAGCGAAAAGGAGGCGGAGCTTATTGCGCCAGGTAGTTCGCCTCAGCGCCCTGGCTCATCGGCCGCGGAAAAGGTGATGGAGATGCTCCAGCGCCACGGTAAAGGGTTGAGCGGCGAAGCTAAGGAGAAAATCGCGCAGGCAGTAGCCGAGTCTCTCGATGGCGATCAATCGACGACATCGAACGTGATTCACGCCGACTTCAGCCGCACCACCCTGGTGAAAGGAAATTCGATTTCGATCGCCCAGTACGACGTGCGCGCTGCCATGGGCGGCGGTCAGGTACCGGCCGAGTACCGCGAGTTCGTCAGGAATCTGGTCGTCGACAGGGTCCAACTGGATGATCTCGGCCTGAAGTACACCGATCCGGCCAACCTCAAGATCATCACCGGATGGGGTCAGAGCATGCTGGGCACCATCGAGGACAAGTCCCCGATCCTCGTCGACGTGGGCATCACCGACTTCGTCGAGGAAGGCGTCTACGTCTTCACCTGGCTGCAGCACCTGTTCGTGAAGCGGGTGCAGATCCACGATGCCGAGCACTACCTGCTGGTGTCGGACAACAAGTCCTTCGAGCCGCAGAAGGCCCGCATGGAGGACGTCCATTTCCAAGCCAAAGTGCTGGGAGCCTGGAATTTCAGAAAGCTTTGACAGGCACGGTCATCTGGCGGTGTATTGATCTCTAACCCATGCCGCAGGAGTACCGGAAAATCATGGGGTAGTGACCGCCGGCCTGGAGGCCGTGCCCCGACTCAAGCGCGGCCTTATCGTTTACTCCCCCGGCAGTCGTAACAGCCTGATCTAGGCCTCAACCAGGGCTGTTGCTCAATGATCCGTATGTCTACCTCAAAGAGGTGCTGACGCGGCTGCCGACGTTACGGTCGAAAGACATCAGCCAGTTGCTGCCGCATCAGTGGGTACAGATCCAGCTTATGTGATCTATTGTCCCCTGTGAAACATATATAAATCACACTTGGTAGGTGAGGGAAATGGATATTCGTCTGGAGATTTTAGCGCTTGAACAGCTGTTGCTAGAGCCGGAAGCGAGAAAAAATGATCGACTGCTTAAACAGCTGCTTGCCGAAGACTTCGTTGAATTTGGAGCTATCGGCAAAAGCTGGACGAAAGCGGAGGTGATCGTGGGACTAAAATCCCAGACTTGGATCAAAAGGACAATCGAGGATTTCAAACTGCGTGTGCTTGCAGATGGTGTCGCGTTAGCAACGTACCGATGCCGTCATCATAATGCTAATGGCGATGAGTCGTTATCAATGCGTAGCTCTATTTGGAAAACCTACGAAGATGGTTGGCACATGGTATTTCACCAAGGCACGAGGGTCTCCGAGTAGATGTCGGTACCAAAGCCAATGTGCATGAGGCGGTACCTCACACATATGAAACGATTCTTTTGCTGATACGGCTCAACCTAAGTAAAGGTGTATTGGCCGTACGCTTACTACCAGTATAGATATCAAGGATTAGCGAATGAATGCTCGTATCGAAATGACGGTCAACCCAGGAGAAAATGAACGCTCGGCTATCCTTAAACCCTTACGGGCTCATAATTTTTCTAAAGCGGGCGATCCAAAATCGGAGTCAATCGCTCTGCTAGTCCGCGATGAGCAAACCAACGACATCATTGGGGGGCTTTACGGTGAGATATTTTATCGTTGGTTATTTATCGAGTTGCTAGCCATACCCGAGGAAACGAGGGGGCAAGGCACGGGCTCACGCCTAATGAATATGGCGGAAGGCGTCGCGCGTGAAAAGGGCTGCGTTGGAATCTGGCTCGATACCTTTGACTTCCAAGCACCAGCTTTCTACCAACGACATGGTTTCACCGAGTTCGGTCATCTCGATGATTTCCCACCACAGCATAAGCGTTTCTTTTTCCAGAAACGACTTGTCTAACGTGCTGCTTTAAAATTTTTGCCGAAAGACCTGCTACGCGTCTGCTCACTGAAACGCTGAAAGGCGTGAGTAAAAGTTTCGTTAGCGGGCGGGGTCCGCTTGGTAGGGCTGCAAATGGCGTCCACTTGAATGTGATGGGCGCCACAGTTAATAGCCGTAGCAAAAAGTCAGGAGTGTTAGCCAGACGGTTACAATCCTACAGCCGCTTCTCCATAATGATGGTGCGCTCCGCCCCATGAAACTCGTCGCGGATTTTCTGATAACCCAGCACGGTATAAAACCTTTCAGCTGTAATCGACGATGGCACACGTACAGCTTCAATTCCTGCGCTGGCAGCAGTCGTATGAATTACATCCATCAAGTGCCGCCCGATACCGCCTCTCTGGTGAGATGGGTCAACAAAAACACTTCTGACGACATCACCGTCGAGACCGGCAGTGCCAATAATGTTTTCGCCCAGTAAGGCAACGAAGACCCTACGCTTCGTAAGCTGCGTAGTAATGGCTTCAGGAGAAAAGCTCTGCTCAACCTGAGCGATCACGTCAGGTGGATAGTCCTGTGAATTTGACTCACGCAGGGCGGCTATAACTACGCGGCTTATTGCTGCTGCATCTCTGCTCGTAGCGGGACGAACGTGGCATTCCATGTTGATACCTCAATCCTAAAGGATTACAGCTTAGCGCATCGCAGTATGCCCTCCCCGAACGCTTACCCTGCTTGATGCGATGCCGCGTACTCATCCTATCCACTCATGCGACGACATTGCCAAGACGCGCAGATTGGTGACTATCAAGAAACGACTTGGCCGCATCGTTGTAGCCGGGCTCTATGTAGATGATTTGGTCTCGTCAGCGCACAGCGCTCTCAGTCGTACCCACGACCGATAGCGATTCGGAGCCCGCTACGCGCGGGCTCTCCTTCCGCTAGATCCTCTCCTCATGTAGACGCTGAACCACCATGTCCAGCTCCTGCACCAGTTCAATCCCATCGACCACTTCAACGCCCTCCTCGTCTCCCGCCTCCCAGGTGAGCGTAACCACTCCCTCCTCCCCCAGCGACATCTCGAGTCCATCGATTTCGGCCAACTCCTCCAGCACATGCTGCCAGGCCTCTTCCGAATCCCCCTGCGCCTTCCAGATTGACGCCCTGCGCTCCGCCTGAGCCTGCGGGCTACTGATCATCGCTGATACCCGGAGACGCAACTTCTCCACTGGCGAGACCTGTCCTTTTCCCTGGGTGCTCTTCTGCACAGCCATCCTCCAGTTACTGTTTATTCATACAGTATTTTCTGACTCAAAAATCTGCAAGCCCGCTTCGCTCACCTACAGATAGTTAGTGCGCAAACTTAAAAATTAGGCATTGGCTATTTACAATAATTAGGCATTAGCTTACTTTTCACTTAACGCCAGCAACACACCGCCGGCCAGGCCACCGAGCCGACCGCTCTTTCACAACCCGCGCCATGAACAGCTAGCCGCAACGCGGCGAGGCAGCCCCGGCCATCACCCGTGGGGCGACAGAAAGTCGGGTGAGCAACATCAACAGCAGAACGCATCGCCTCTGCGGCGACCGGCGATCAGATAGGTGCTGAGGCAACACCTACCAACGCGATGGCGACTCTTGCTCAGGGCGACCAGAGACGGCTGATCGAGGGCGAAATGCCCGAACCGTGTGAACGACCCGCACGCGATGCGCAGCGCCGCCCAGCGCTAACCGGGCAACAGCAACATTGATTTCCTCGATGCCCTTCTCGCGAGGGGCATCAGGGAAACCAACCTGAGGAATGCCAATGAAGCAGTTCGCGAAGCTGTTCGAGTTCGAAGACCTGGGCCAAGTGCTCGTGATGCTTGATCGCGGGGATGACGGCCCGGAGGTGCGCCTCTACTTCAAGCCCGACGGGCTTGGCGTCTGTTCAGTGGCGTGCAGCAACTTCCCCGGCGATGAAGACGAGCAGTGGGACTACGCCGAAAAGGGGTTCGCCACGGTGGACTCCGAAGGGGCTCACAAGATCGTCGCCGAGGCAATGGAAGTCGTCCCGGATCGCCTGGGCTGACGCCGCAAAGTCACCGAACACCAGCCCTGGAGGGCACGGATATGCTGAACATCAATGAAGAAGACCTGAAAGCCGCCATCGTCGCGAAAGCCGCAGACGAGATCCTGAGCCATGACAGCGAACTCTCAGGGCTGATTGCCAGGGAAGTGAAATCGCGCATCGACAAAATCTTCGCCGAACGCGCAATGGCCCAGGTCGAGAAAGCAATCGACGAAACCGTGCACAACTGCTTCGAGCGCGATTACCAGCGCGTCACCGCTTGGGGGCAGCCGGAAGGTGAGCCGACCAGCATTCGCAAAGAGCTGGAGCGAACTGTAAGCGGCTATTGGTCTGCGAAGGTCGATCCACGCACCGGTAGAGCCGATGGCGGTTACAACTCTGTCACCCGCGCCGAATACCTGATGACGCAAATCTGCGCCGAAGACTTCTCGAAGCAGATGAAGGACAGCGCCGTGAACATCACCGGTCACCTGAAGGACGGCCTGCGCAATCAGATGGGCAAGGTGATGGATGACATCCTCTCTGAGCTCTTCAAGGTCAAGAGCCTGCAAGACCAAGGAAAGGTCGAGAAACCGTACTGACCGCTTACCTCGCGCCGCTTCCCTGAGGTGGCCGTCACCCCGAACGGAGTCACACCATGCTGATCCTGACCAGAAGACCCGGCGAAACCCTGCATATCGGCGACAACATCACCGTCACGGTCCTCGGCAGCCAAGGCGAGCAGGTGCGCCTCGGCATCACCGCCCCGGACGACGTCGCCATCCACCGCTCCGAGATCTACCAGCAGATCGGCAACGTCCGACCGGTGCCGCCGGCGGAACTGGTCGAGGCCTGGAACCGCGAGCACCCAGCGCCAGCGCTGATCGAGTACCGCCCGTACCGAGGGGCCGAACCGCAGCGCACCCGCACCGTCGGCCGGGCCAGCGTGTCGCTTGGCGGGGCGGCGGTTATCTGGATCGAAGGCCAGTCGGCGCCGGTGGCGTTGCGGGCCTGCACGGCGATCTCCTGACTTCGGCGCCTGGCCCATTGCCGGGCGTTTAACCCACGGCGAGCGCCCGCCGGTCCAACGGCGCGTACAACGGAGGATCTCACCATGTAGCCCAGCCTCAATCGGCAGATCGCCAACATGCGGTCGAGCCTGTACCCAACCGCTTTCACATAAGGCGGTGCATGTAAGTGGAGACAGGGCGCTTGGCGGCGCCCTTCTCTTTCGTGCTCCTGGCACGGCCAGGGCGCAGCGGGGAGTGATTTGAGGCGTGGAAGCTGGGAGCCGAAAGCTCCCTGGAGACACGCGGGAAGCGCGGGAACAAGCGCGCACGTGGGCGGCCATGGCCGATGAAGTTCCGGGCATCAGCACAGTCACCGCAGCAGCGGCAAACACCCGAGAAGCGCACTGATGCCAGAGCCGGAGTCGCGACCGGCCAGATCACTCCCCGCTGCGCATGCAGCGTTCCCCATCTTCGCCCGGCTCCGGCCGGGCTTTTTTCAACCTCCATTCGAGAGCACCCACCACGGCGCCCCACCGGGCACGACTGCCGTGTGCCTGGGTGCTGCCGAATGCAGGTGAACCACGGAGAGCATCCCAATGTGGACATACCGCGAGCGCCGCAACCGCGCGGCTTTCAGCAACGCGCAACTCGCTTACGACCGTGCCGTCGACCCGCTCTGGGACCAGCCGGAACCGGAGCCCGAGGACGAAGAGCAGGAGGACGACGATGGCCTTCAGCAATGAACGCGCGGTTCGGATGATTGAGGAAGGCATCACGGCCATGCGCCGGTCCCACTTCCCGCGCCCCGAACAGAGCTTCCTCCACGGCCAGATCGAACTGGCCTACGCAGTGGACTTCATCGACACCCGCCTCTACGACGACATGCGCCGCCGGCTCGACGCCGCAGCGGATTCGCGCTGGGCAGAACTCAGGAGCACGAACACATGACCACCCGCCCCGTTCGCTCGATCATCGACGACCAACTCGACGACCTGGTGATGCCTGCCGGCGCCGACATCGCCGCGGTGCTCGGCCTGCCCCGCGAGACCCTGGTGGTGAATCTCCCGCGCCGCATGGCACTGACCATCAAGCGCGGCCGGAAATGCCTGGGGGTGCGTCGTGAACGCGAAGCGTAAAGCCACCCTCCTCGGCGCCCTGGCCATGACCGCCTTCTACATCCTGCTCATCTTCGCCCCAGCCTGGGGCGGTCTGATCACCGCCGAACAACCCGCCACGGCACCCATCGCCGGGAAGTGAGCCAACCATGCAAACCATCACCGTGCGCGCCTCGTCCTGGGGCGCGCTGTTCGACTGCGCGTTCAAGTGGGAGGGCGTACACCTCCTGAAGATGCGCAACCCGTCATCCCCCCGGGCGCTGCTCGGTACCGCGATCCACGCCAGCACCGCCGCGTTCGACTCTGCGCGGGTGAACGGCGAGCCGATCAGCGCCTACGACGCCTCTGAACTGCTGGTGCACACGCTGCAGCAGCCGGAGTTCGAGGTCGACTGGCGCGGCTCCGACATCAGCCCGCGCGAAGCCGAGTCCACCGGACTGACGCTGCACACGAAGTACTGCAACGACATCAGTCCGCGCTACGACTTCGTCGCCGTCGAGTTGACGACCAAGCCGATGGAGATCGACTGCGGTGGCGGCATCCTTGTCCGCCTGACCGGCCAACTCGACCGGGCCCGCATCAAGCGCGATAGCCACGGCGTCGGCATCGCCGACGTGAAGACCGGCGGCGCCGCGGTGAGCCAGGGCGTGGCCAAGACCAAGGGGCACAAGGCCCAGATCGGCACCTACGAACTGCTCTACGAGCACACCACCGGCGATGCGATCACCGCGCCGGCCGAGATCATCGGCCTGAAGACCAAGGGCAAGCCCGAGGCGGCGGTCGGCGAGATCGTCGGCGCGCGCCAGGTGATGGCCGGCAGCGAGTCGCACCGCGGCCTGATCGACTACGCGGCGGACATGTTCCGCTCCGGACTGTTCCCTCCCAACCCGCAAAGCCCGCTGTGCAGCCAGAAGTACTGCCCGCGTTGGAAATCGTGCCCCTATAGGGATGGCTGAGCCATGAAGAAGCTGACGGAAGAACACAAGCGGAGAATCGGCGAGGCGAATCGCTCGCGCTCCAAATCCCGGCGAGACCTCCAGCTTGAGGCGAAGGTATTCGAGCTGTACGCGTCCGGGAGAAGCATGAGCGAGGTCAGCCACGAAACCAGCGTACCAGTGGCAACCATCCACAGATGGCTGCGCCGCGAGGGCGTGGAGATTCGAAAGCCGGGTGACTGGCACCGAGGACGCACATGGAGCGAATCCAGGCGGCAGCACCACCCGGCCAAGCAAGGTCCTGCTGAAGGTTCGCCAACCGGCTACGACATCCTCACCCAGCGAGCCATAGGCAATCGATCCATCAAGAAATCCGGATATGTGGTTGTGCATGTTGGCCGCAAGCAGCGGCGCTACGAGCATGTCCTTGTCGCCGAAAAGGCTCTCGGGCGAAGGCTCCGCGATGGCGAAGTCGTCCACCACATCAACTGCATCCGCTCCGACAACAGGCCAGAAAACCTCCTGGTCTGCACCCGCGAATACCACCAGCAACTTCATGCACGCATGCGCCGTCACCCCTACTGGTCCGACGTCGAGCGTCGCGCCAAAGCCAACCGACACGAATGAGGAAGCCCATGAGCCAAACTACTCTCGCAAGCCTGCAGACCACCGCAGTTGCAGCCAAACCGAACGACGCCCCCATGTCGCTGCTGACCGGCGCCGGCTTCGACCAGATCCAACGCGTCGCAAAGGCGCTCAGCGCGTCTACCCTGGTGCCGGTGCAGTACCGCGCCTTCGCCGAGGTGAAAGAGTACGGCAAGGTCACCGGCTACACCCCGAACGGCGCCGGGCTGCCGAACTGCATCGTCGCTCTGAACATGGCGCAGCGTATGGGCGCCGATCCGCTGATGGTGATGCAGAACCTGTACGTGATCGAGGGCCGGCCGAGCTGGTCCAGCCAGTTCATCATCGCCTCGATCAACAGTTGCGGCCGTTTCAACCCGCTCCGCTACGACCTCAGCCAGCCGGGCAAAGAGCAGGAGGTTTCCTATAAGGCGACCACCTGGAAGAACAAGCAGAAGGTCGAGGAGACCAGGACCATCAAGGTGCGCCATCAGACCTGCACGGCCTGGACCACCGAGAGGGGCGTTCAAATCCCGACCTTCAGCCCCGAGGAGCTTCGCAAAAAGTCGATGCTCCAGTTGTGCCGCGAGTACGGAGTGCCCGTGATCGAAAGCCCCGAAGTGTCGATTCAAATGGCGCTCGACGAGGGCTGGCTCACCAAGAACGGCAGCAAGTGGCAGACCATGCCCGAGGTGATGTTGCGCTACCGCGCTGCCAGCCTACTGGGCCGCCTGTATGCGCCTGAGCTGCTGATGGGCCTGCAGACCGTCGAAGAGGTCAACGACTTCATCGAACCGCGGGACACCGATATCCAGGGTGAAACCGTGACGGTGCATGTCGATGATCTCCGAGATAAAGAACCGGCGCCGCCGGCTGTCGCCGCCGAAGACGATGGAGACGAGCCCTCTCCGCCGGACGGCGTGAACACCGAGACGGGCGAAATCACCGAACCCGCCCCGGGCCAGCAGCCGGACACCGGCACCGACGAGCTCAATCTCGAGTAACCGGCCATGCCCAGCCGAACCATCGAAGAGCAGTTCGACCGTGTCGAGGAGTTCAACAGCCTCCTCGGCGCGGCGGAGCTGAATGCTGCCACCACCTGGGAAGAAGAGTTCACCGCCGACCTGCGCGCCAACTTCCAGCGCTACGGCCCGCGGATGTTCCTCAGTGAGTCCCAGCACACCACCCTCGAACGCATCGCCAACCAGTAGGAACAGCAGCCAATGACAGCCCAAACCGCCGCAACTATCGCTCAAGACCTCGTAGAAGAGTTCGACGAGGAACAGCCCGCCACCGTAGTTTCCCTCGCTGCCGAAACGCTCGGCCGCGACCTGCTCCAGGCCCTGCTGCAGGAGGTCCGCGTCCTGCCGGATGTCTGGCCGAAGCTGACCGAAAAGAAACAAGCCGACGTCATCGACCGCCTGCGCAGCACCGTAGAGCGCACCGTGAAGTATGCAGTCAAGCTGATTTCCGCCGGCGAGCGCCCGGCCATCGGCGGCATCCTGGAGTCGGTGGCGATCAAAGAAGGCATCAAGGCGACCTTCAAGGTCAGCCAGTTCGACCCGCTGCGTCACGACCTAATCGACCGTGCCGGCAAGGTCTGCATGCTGGTGGTGGCCGACGCTGAGGAGTACCTGCAGGGCATGGACACCGTCGTACCCGATCCCGACCAGAGCGCCCTGGCGCTGGACGAAAGCGACGATGGCGACGACGCCGGCGGCACTGGCGCGCAGGACCCGCTCTACATTGAAGCGGTCAGCCATGTCATCGACACACGCCGGGTCAGCATCAGCGGGCTCCAGCGCTACCTGAAAATCGGCTACAACCGCGCCGCGCGCATCGTCGAGGAAATGGAAGCCGCCGGCGTTGTATCGGCACCGAACTCCAACGGCGAGCGCGAGGTGATCCTGCAATCACCGCCGGAACCGGAAAAAGACCTGCTGAGCAGTGCCGCCGAGCCCGGCGCCACAACCTACGGCGGCCACACCATCGACGACATCACCGTCCTGGTGCTGCGCAAAGACGAGATCACCCCGGGCTGGCTGCAGTCGCGCTTTGCGCTGAGCACCGACGAGTCCTTGGCTGTCGCCCTGAAGCTGCTCGACGACGGTGTGATCACGCTCGCCACCGAAGGCGAATCGCCTGACCTCAACACCTACCGCGTCGCCGTTGCCACCAAGGCGCCGGCCGAAGAGCCCATCACCCTGGAGTGAGCCATGCGCATAACGAAACTCGAAATCACCAATTTTCAAGGGCTGCGTCATGCGGCCCTTGATGTTTCTGCGCCGGTGCTCCTGGTGGCCGGCCATAACGGCGCCGGCAAGAGTTCGCTGCTGGACGCCATCGCCATGGCCTTCAACGGCCAGCCGCGCCGCGTCTCACTGAAGAAGGAGATGGACAAGCTGGTAACCGAGGGCGCCAAGAAGGGCGAGGCACACGTCGAGTGGCTGGACGATGCCGGCGAGGTGCAGGCCTGCGGGGTCGCGCTGCCTAGCGGCAAAGGCTCCCCGCTCGCCGACTCGCCGTTCCTGCCGTTCGTGCTCGACGCCAGCCGCTTCGCCGCTCTGGACGCCAAAGATCGCCGCCGGGTGCTGTTCGACCTGACCGGCGCCAGCGCCAGCCCGGCCGAGGTCGCCAAGCGCCTGAAGGCCAAGGGCATCGACCTGGCGCTGTTCGAGAAGGTGAAGCCCCTGCTCCGTTCCGGGTTCTCCGCCATGGTCGGCCAGGCAAAGGACTACGCCAGCGAGGCGCGCGGCGCCTGGAAGGCAATCACCGGCGAGAACTACGGCAGCGAGAAGGCGAACGGGTGGGAGCCGGAGGCGCCGCCGGTCATCGTCAGCGAGGAGGAACTGGAGTCGGCGCGCATGGAACTGCGAGCCACCGCCCAGGACCTGGACGAGGCCCAGCAGACCCTGGGCTCCAGCAAGCGCGCCCACGCCGACGCCCAGGCGCGGGCCAGCCGCATCACCGCTCTGCGCGAAACCGCAGCGCTGGCCGACCGCCGGCGCAACAAGCTGGCCGCCGACGAGGCCAATCAGGACGAATGGTCGGAAAAGGTGATGGCAGCCGAGGCCGCCGCCAGCGGCGAGCCCGCCCACCAGCCGCTGACCTGCCCTCATTGCCAGGGCGCCGTGGACCTGCAGGCCGGCCAGTTGGTCGCGCACCAGCCACCGGCGAAGGTTGCCGATCCCGAGGCGGCGAAACGCCTGGAGGAGTACCGCGGGTATCTTGCCAGCGCTCAGCGGGCCGTCGCCAACAGCCAGCGGGACCTGAAGGAGAGCGAGGACGCCGCCGCGCAGGCCGCCGCCCTGGAAGCCGAAACCGCCCAGGCGCCCAGCGCCGAGGCGATCGCCAACGGCGAACAGGCGATCAACGAACTGCGTCAGGCGCGTGATCGGCAGCAGGCCAAGGTGCAGTCGCTGCAGGAAGCGTTCAACGCCGCCGCGCAGCGCCAGGACGTCATCAAGCAGGCCGCCGGATTCCACGCCGAGGTCTGCGCCTGGAGCGCCCTGGCCGATGCCCTTTCCCCCGCGGGCATCCCGGCTGAGATCCTGGCCGACGCGATCGGACCGGTGAACGAGCTGCTGCAGCGCCTATCCGGCACCGCCGGCTGGTCGCCGGTACAGATCAGCGCCGACATCGACGTCACGTTCGGCGGCCGGCTGTACGGCCTGCTGTCCGAATCGGAGCGCTGGCGGTGCGACGCGACGCTGGCCCTGGCCATCGCGACGATCTCCGGCCTGCGCCTGGCGTTGCTGGATCGCCTCGATGTGTTGGACCTGCCGAGTCGTAGCCAGGCCCTGACACTGCTGCGTGCCGTGACGATGGACAAGGAAATCGATTCGGTGATCGTCGCCGGCACGCTCAAGGAGGCGATGGCGAAGACGCCGACCTGGCTACAGGCGGTCTGGATCGACGCCGGGCAACTCGCCGACCAGCAGCAACAGGCTGCGGCCTGACCCTCGATACAGCGCCCCGCCCGGGGCGCTTTCTCTTCCAGCAAGCACGCACCGGACGCCGCCCTGTGGGCGATTCAACCATGCCTCGTGGGCCGCCCTGTCAGGCAGGGCGGCGTCCAGTGCCTGTTCACGGAGTGCTGACGTACTTCTAGCGGGTCGCGTACAGCCTAACGACTCTGGGTGTTGAGAACCTCATAGTTACCATCTGCATGCGCCTTGGTTACCCAAGCGTTCTTTGTCGACCTGGCTTGAGCCTTGGATCCGCTCAAAGTTTGGACCACTCGTCCCACGGCCTTCGATGCAACAAGTGCAGCGCTTTCAACCTTGGTCGGAGAACCCCGATAGCCTGCGGCAGACCGAAAATGATTGAGGATGATGTCTTGTTGATAAGCAGGTGTTTGCTCTCCACCGATTGTTGATGCACCCACCGTCTCATACCGGTAATAGACCTTGGTGTCATCGAACACGATCTCGACGATTCTGAAGTCAGGCATCTCTCCTCCTTGATCCGGCCCCATGCCGGGCCTTCCAAATCTAACTCCAACGACATCACTGCGCCATCACGCATAGCGCAGTGCGTCCTCACGTTCGCGAAAAGGAACCCGCCGCATGACTTCCCTCAAGAAGCCCTCCCCGCTCGACTTCAAAACCCAGTACGGCCTGGCCCTGGACGCCGCCGACGACGCGATCATCGTCGACCTGTTCGCCGGCGGCGGTGGTGCGAGCACCGGCCTGGAAATGGGCCTGGGCCGCAAGGTCGACCTGGCCATCAACCACAACCCGGCCGCAATCAGCATGCACGAGGCCAACCACCCGCACGCCGAGCATCTGCCGACCGATGTCTGGGGCATCGACCCCATAGAGGCCACCAAGGGCGCCACCGTGGGCTGGCTGCATGCATCGCCGGACTGCCGGCACCACAGCCAGGCCGCCGGCGGCCAGCCGCGCAAGAAAGAGATCCGCGACCTGTCCTGGGTTGTTGTGAAGTGGGCCGGCAAGCTCCAGAAGCTCGGCCGCGGGCCCTGGGTCATCAGCCTGGAGAACGTGAAGCAGATCCTGCAGTGGGGCCCGCTGATCGCCAAGCGCGACAAGTCGACCGGCCGCGTCGTGCGCCTCGACGGCACTGTAGCCGGTACTGGCGAGCGGGTACCACGGCACGAGCAGTTCCTGGTGCCCGATCCGAAGCGCAAGGGCCGCACCTGGCGCCAGTTCCTGCGCGCCCTGGACGGCTTCGGCTACCACGTCGACTATTGGGTCGAGCGCAACTGCGACTACGGCGACCCGACCACCCGCCAGCGCTTGTACCTGGTGGCCACCGACGGCGGTTTCGAGCCAGTGGCGGCGGAGAAGACCCATGCCGCGAAGCCCAGCAAGGGGCTGAAGCCGTACCGCACAGCCGCAGAGTGCATCGATTGGAGCGACCTCGGCCAGTCGATCCGCAACCGGAAGAAGCCGCTGGCGGAGGCCACCATGCGCCGCATCGCGAAGGGTATCGAGAAAGAAGTGCTCCAGCGCGCAAAGCCCTTCATCGTGCCGATCGCGAACTGGTCGCGCGAGGCCGTGCATCCGGTGGACCAGCCGCTGAACACCATCACAGCGAAAGCTGACTGCGGAGTGGCCACCGCGTTCATGGTCCAGGCCAACGGGGGCTACAACACCACCCACAGCCGCCCGGCCGACGCCCCGATCAGCACTATCACGAACAAGGGCAGTCAGCAGCAGCTCGCCACGGCACACCTGGTAACGCTGCGGAAGGGATCGCATGGCGCCCCGGTGGACGGACCGCTGGGCACGCAAACCGGCACGGACCACCACGGCCTGGTCAGCGCCCTGCTGGTGACGAATACCACCGGCCACAGCAGCACGCCGGCGGACCAGCCGACGCCTACCGTGGCAACCGGCGGTCACCACATGCTGGTCACGCCGGAAATGATCGCCGGCAGCCTAACCCCAGAACAGGTCGAAGGCGCCGTATGGGTGGCGGCGTTCCTGATGAAGTACCACGGCATGGGCGAGAACATCCGTCCGCTGGACGAGCCGGTCAGCACCGTAACCACCAAGGACCGCTTAGCGCTGGTCACGGTCTGGATCAGCGGTAGCCCCTACGTGATCGTCGACATCCGGCTGCGAATGCTGAAACCGCGCGAGTTGTATCGCGCCCAAGGCTTCCCCGACAGCTACATCATCGAGCGGGGCCACAACGGGCAGCGGTTCACTCTATCCCAGCAGGTCCACATGTGCGGCAACAGCGTGAGCCCGAACACGATGGCCGCATACGCCCGGGCGAACGACCCATGGAAGCGGCTGCTACGGCCAAGGCCGCAGCAGGTGGCGGCGTGATTGAGAGAAGGACTGGGCGCCAACAGGCGCCCTAATTACCAGAACCTTAAACCAGATTCTGCTCCGCTGATTTTTCTGCAACTTCCTCAAGGTCTTTGATAAGTGAATTAGCCATTTCGACTACCCCCCGCGCCTGAGTTAGAGTCGGCTCGAAGTCGTCATGACTCAGCCGATTCCGATAAGTTGCATAAAAGCCGGCCAGCAAATTTCGATATGCAGACTTTTCGTCATTATCCAGAGCAACCGGGTTAGTTCCTTCGCCCCTGGTAAAGATCGCGTTAATCAGACCCTCGCCGTCTGATCCAGCCGGAACGCCAAATAGGCGACGCATCCTCGCGGAAAGGATTGGGAATGTAGCACGAATTACCGAGGCGTAGTCCCCTATTTCAAATAGTCGGTTCGTTGCCTCGAACAGGCGTGGATCAGTTTCGCCAGGCCCCGCCACCCCCGCAATCAAGTAGTCTCCAAGAATTGGCATGTCGTAGTAAACAATGTCGAAAGCATCGGCCGCGCTAGAGTTCTTACTACCGCGCTCAAGGTTTCTCTTCAAGAAGTTCATATGGCGCCCAAGGTTTCCGGAATATTTCCAATCAGGTGAAACTTCGTCCATGAGTGGAACTATCAGCCGCTCAAAACCAGCGAATATTATCAAGAGTGCCGCTGCGTCAAGATCCGAATATACCCGATGTAAATGTAGCGCTACTTTATACGCTTCGTGGTACTTGGCGATGTGAGCAATCCCAACCATAACAGTTTCCTTCGCGACAGATTCAGGGAATCCACCCTAACTCAACTCGCTCTTAGCGCGCCAGTATGGGGCGAGGGTCTCCCATGCACCTCATCATCTGCATCATCCGCCCCTACCGGGCGCCGGATCCGGTAGCTATTGCCCGCCACAACGAGCACGCCAGGAGACCACCCTACAAGTCAGCACCATTCTGCGGACATCCAGTGGCGTTTACGGAGAGCTTCGTGCACCAGGAGGTGCAACCGTGAACATCGAACAGTTCATCCGTGACTCGGCCGCTGGAAGTTCGACCCGATCATCGGAGCCATGGGGCCCATCGAGTGGGCCAAGAACGGCACGACGCTCGGCAACCGCCTGGCCTACGAAGCGTCGCGCGGCAGGTTCACGCCAGCGCAGGCCGCAGCGCTGGAGCGCGCGCACGAACGCTGGAGCGAGAGCCGACGATTCACCGTCGACGGCGTGACCGGGACCATCGCCGAGCTGGTGGAGCACTTCCAGAGCCCGGTCCACGCAACGACCGTCCGCCGCCGCGTCGCCGCCGGCATGAGCCTGCGCGACGCCCTCATCACCCCGCGCCAGCAGCCCAAGCCCAGGCGCCGGCATCCCTGGATCCGCTCACAGAAGGAACACACATTCTCCGACTGTTCAGCGCCAGAAGGCTCCGGCATGAATCGTTACTTTGAGAATTGATAAGCCAACCAGGTTGCCGGCCAGAGAATCCAAATTGCGGCGGCAAACACAGCAGAAGGCTTCCTGTTGCCAACGCTAACGAGTGCCCCCATGGCAACCATGCATACGATAAGAGCAAGCGGCATCAGCCAAAACAAATGCCAGACCTTAGTTGCGCTAAACGCGGTAACTCCGATCATGATCCACCAGTGAATCACTGCAGCAACTGTTGAAAGAAAGCGAGTTTCAGGCCTAAACAGCAGTCCAATCGTCCAACTGATAGCGAAAAACAGCACTACACCCCAAGCAACATAGGTCACTCCCACTCTCCTTGTCTGGCTAAACGTATGGCTGCCGGACGTTATCCCAATTTATTGCATTTCGCCATCAGGCGAGAGGTATTCTCTATGTCCGCAGAAAAGCCGCGGGAGCGGCCAATCCTGTTCAACGACCAGATGGTCCGCGCCATCCTGGAAGGTAGGAAGACGGTCACCCGCCGAGTGGTGACGCCGCAGCCCGACTTCCTCGGCTCAATGGTCGATCCCAATACGCCATTCAAGACGCTTGATGCCGGCCTGCACGCACGCATCACCTGCCCCTACGGCCAGCCCGGCGACCGGTTATGGGTGCGCGAGACGTGGACTGACGTGAACATGTGCGGCGCGCCGGCGCTGGCATATCGGGCGGACGAGGATATTCGCGATCTTATGGAAGAGCCGGGCTTTCTGGATGATCGCGGAGCCTTCAACTACGACGACCCGCGCGTCAAGCCATATCCATTCGCCTGCTGGTACGCCGAACTTGATCAGGCGCGCTGGCGGCCGAGCATCCATATGCCGCGTTGGGCCTCCCGCATCCTGCTGGAGCTCACCGCCGTTCGCGTAGAACGACTGCAGGACATCAGCGAGGAGCAGGCACGGGCCGAGGGATATCCCGCCGAGCGCGAATGCGAAACGGGCGGTAGTGGCTTGGATGCTTGGCTCTGGTTCCGCTCCCTTTGGGGAGAGATCAACGGCCCAGAGGCTTTCACCGCCAATCCCTGGGTCTGGGTCATCGAATTCAAGCGGGTGACACCATGAGCGACCTCTTCTATCTCCAGGACAGCCGCAGCAACGTCGGGAGCCGAGCAACGTTCTGGCGCGCCGGCGGCGGCTACACCACCAACCTCGACGAAGCCGAGACGTTCACCCTCGCCCGGGCCGTACGGCAATACGAGTGCCGCGAGACCGATCTGCCCTGGCCGGTCGACTACGTGCGCGCCCGGGCTGAACTTGGTGTCGATCACCAGGACCTGGACCTGTCCCGGACGCAGGCACTCGCCGGCCGGACATCCAACCTGGCCGCCGCACGGACCTGGCCGCTCGACCACGCCGGCATACTCACCGCGCGCCGGCGCGCGCCCTGGCCGAAGTCCTACATCGACCAGCATGCCAGGCCTGTTGCTGTGGCGGCCTCCCTCAACCACAAGCAGGCCCTCCAGCTCTTCGGCCTGAAGCTACCCAAGCCGGAGCACCAGGGCCAGCGCCGCCTGAGCTACAGCACCAGGCTGAATTGCAGCGGCTGCGGACGCTTCATCACAGAGCATCAGCGCTTCGACGACTGCCCCAACTGCGGGGCAAGGAATGCACCATGACCAGATCCAATGCGCCGCTGGTGCAGAGCGAGGCCGAAAAAAACCCTCCGAGATGGCGGGTTTTTATCTAATGAGCCTCTCTATTATGCTGTTCAAACCTATGAATTATCTTATTTGCTAATTCTGAAGCATCCTCTTCGAGGAAAATTTCTTTCTCTACCGGAATCTTATTAAGGATACTAACTGCTTTCTCGAAGGCAAAGCTTAAAGAATTTTCTTGCGGCTTACTAATTATCAAATAAACCTTAAAAGATTCCTTCGTGCTTTTAATACTAGTCATTTGACCGAGCCACTTGTGAGCCTTGTCCTTCAAGTAGTCCCCATCAGAAAGATCAAATGACACTGGTTCAATACAATGCCATATCCCATTCTTCCACGCATGCTTAAACTCTAATTCATCATCTAGGACGGAAATCTTTTTTGAGACAAACTCTTCAGACGGAATAAATGGAGCAAGATGGCGTTCAAAATCTCGCCATATATCTAGCTCTGTACGACGTTCCTTACTCGCAGGTGCATCATACTTTGAGATTAAACGACTATATAAGTGCTCTAGTTCATCTGGCAAGCTGCCAATCGCCAAGCCATGACCTAGCTCGCTCCACTGCAGGGAGCTGTCATCATCTGGCAAAACTTTCTTCAATAAAGTCCTAAGAGACTCATCACCAGAAAATTTTAGTTCGCACTGTAGCTTACTATTTAACTCATCAAATCGATCAACTATATGCCGCATCATCTTCCTAAATCCTTCCCTATGAAAGTCAGGAAAAACAGAAGATATTCTAGAAATTGTACTCCTGCACTTTGCTGAAATAAACTCCTCTTCAGCAGAGTACATAGCTACTCCTACGTTTACAAACTCCCCAGTTGTTCTATCGTGAACATACCTAAGAACAGAGTAATCGTAGTTTGTCAGTTTCATGCTAAAACCCTCTGAAGCTCAGAGAACGCATCATCCGCGTTTTGCCGTAAGTCCTTAATATATTGGACCGTGTTCTGCGCTGCTTGGTTCCCAAGTTTCCAGTCATCAGGTAATGCAGCCACATACTCATCCAGACGAGCATCCGTTATGGCCTTTAGGCATTCCCCGAGTCGTGTGAAATCCAATTTTTGTGCTCGAATCTGGTGCCAAAAAATGTGCTTTTCTGGGTCAGCCAAGCTTTCGCCGCCCCCCAACACCCAGGGACTCTTCCAAAACAAGATAGCGTCCATAAGAAAAGCCAAGTCATGATCGATCACGGCAAGATCCTCTCCGCGGACAAGGCAATTAGGGTTTCGGGGGTGCCTGTCACCATTTGCTACGAAGGTGTCGAAGGCGAAAATGTCCGCAGCTCTCTGCAGCATCGGCCCCTTCACAGGCAATGCTGGAGCAACGATCATATAGCCAGCCGGCAAGGCCGCCGAGCCGAACGCGTAACGACTGCTCGTGGCCATCATATGGTCAACCTCAGGAAAGGAAGCCCCTGCGCTGAACCTAGGGGGGACTTCGACCAAAATCGGTTCAGGCACATGCAGGCCAAGATCAGCCGCAAAAAAAGCTGCTAGCGCTTCGCGAATCAGACCCGTAGGGCCACTCTCACAAGCAGTGAACTTAGCGATCACATCAATGCGCACCCCAGCGAGATCCGCGCACTCCAGTAAACACGCCTTGTTCCTGCCGTTCCTAGCTGGCCGATCGAAGCGTACCGCGTAGGCCGTCCTAAACATGCGCCTTCCCTGATGCCATTTTGACTTGAAAAACTCGCGCGATTCTACACGCATCTCAAGCCTTCAGCATCAATATGGCATCAATGCTTAGGCTTTGCCATGCCCACCACTGCGTCAGCAGCGCGGCCGCCCTAGGTAACTGGCACGCCAGCCTTCTCGGCGCCGACACCAACATGCGGCCGGGGCTACCCACGGAATCGCTGCCGATCAGCGCAGGAGGCTCCGACCATGCGTAGAGCGCTGACCGCCCTCGGCATCATCGCCGCCCTCGGCCTGGCCGTGGTGGGGCTGGTGGAGATATTCCCGATCCTCCGCACGCTGGCGGCCTGGCAGACGGGGTGCTTCGGATGAAGCAGAAACCAGGCATCGCACTTCCCCAGCGAAAGCCCACCGGATCAGGGGCACATGCCCGCCAAGGCTGGTCCCGTCACCGGTGAGCCGGTACATCCTACCTGAAATCATCCATGCCCGCGGCCCAACGGAAAGGGTCGCGGAACAGCCCGGCCGGAGAGCTGGGATAGGTAACGCCCAATGAACACCCTGTTTCTGTTGATGGCTCAGTACGATGGCGCCGCCATCATTCCCCTCGAACGCGTCTGCGCCGACTACTTCAGCCACCTGACCCCCGAGAAAATGAAGATGAAGGTAGCGGCCGGCGAAATCGACTTGCCGCTGGTACGCATGGAGAACAGCCAGAAGTCTGCGCGTGGCGTACACCTGACGGACCTGGCGAACTACCTTGACGAACGGCACAGAACGGCGAAGGAGGAGCACGAAAAGCTCATGGGGCGCAGAACCCTGCGCCGTGCATCCTAACCCTCCCGCCTACCGGGCCTCGATCGTGGGGCCCTCTATTATCTGCTCCAACCACGGCCAGTCTTCGTACTTGTCGCCGTTCCCTCTCAGATGCGTGTATCGCCGCATCGAATTCCAGTCCCGGTGGCCCGAGACGCTGGCCACGCGCGGAATATCCCATCCGATCTCGAAAAGCCGACTGATGCCGTCATGGCGCAGGTCGTGAAAGTGGAGATCATCGATCTCCAAGAAGCTGCAAGCCCTGGTAAACGAAGCGCTGACCGACTTCGCGTTATAGGGGAACACGAACTCCTCGCGCCGGGGCATCGAATGCAAAATTCGCCATGCCTGATCTGGCAGGTGGCACCAGACATCATTCCCGTATTTCTGGCCCGGATTCTTCATGTCGGTGATCAGCACTGCCTGGCGTGCTTCGTCGATGGCGTCCCAGCGGATCCGGGTGATCTCTTCCTGGCGGCGCGTTGAGAAAATCGCAAAGCCGATCATCCGAACCATGTCGATCTGCTGCTTGCGACGCTCCCGCATTTCAACGAAGTAGGCAAGGATGGTGTCAAGCTCCTCCAAAGTTGGGCGCCTGTCCCGCTCGTTGCTCCTGGAAACCCCTCCCATCTTGCGCAGAACGCGCCTGGCGTCGGCCATGGCCACCGGATCCACCTCGTAGCCCCATGCTGGGCGCGCAACCGTCAAGACGGCACCGAGGTGAGAAAGATCGTTGCCTACAGTCTGCGGCTGCACGCCGCCCTTCTCGATGCGATCCATTGCGTACTCGACCAACACCTGGGAAGTCAGGTCCCGGTCGACCACATCCCCCAGCCATGTCGCAGCTATCGCCTGGAGCGTCGCCTCCTTAGTCCTGCCCAACGGTCGCAGTTTCCCGTACTCCTCAAGATACTGCTTGATCATTTCCCGTACAGTGACGCCCTTGCGATTGGCTCGCTCGATCGCGCCTGGCGCTGCCAACTCTGCCTCTCGGCGCTTCAGCCAGTTCTGGGCCGCCGCCTTCCGGTCGAATGTCTGGCTTTCCTGATAAACTGCCTTCCCCTGTCGCATGATGCGGATCTGAGCCGTAAAAGCTGCGGACCCATCCTTGCGCTTCCTTTGAGTAATCGTCCCCAT